TCATGGGTTCCGTTCCATGCGCAAAATCACCGCGTCGCTGGCGTCTTGATCGTCGGCCAGGTAGTGCTTTTCCAGCACGGATTTGATCTCTGAAATCGAGTGGCCGGATATCTTGGCAATGTCCTCGACGCTCGACCCCTCCCGCGCCCGCTCAGTGATGAACGTTCCGCGCAGGTCGTGAAAGGTGACGCCTACGATTTGGAGGCGGGCACACTCCTTTCCCCAGGAGGTTTTGAAGCCGTCCTTGGTCCACGGCCGCTTTCGAGAGTTGAGCAGGATGCGCATCTTGTCCTTGTCGAGGACATCCAGCATCGCCTTCAACTTCGAATGGACGCGGACCTTCAGCTTCTTGCCACCCTTCGACTGGCGGAACTGAAGATAGATCCCGTCATAGTCCTTCCAGGATCGGGAAAGCAGGTCGCCCTGTCGCTGGCCGGTGTGCAGCGCCATTTCGAAGGCAAGCAGGAGGTGAGCGGGCGCGCCGGCACGGAAAGCCTTGATCTGCTCCTGTGACCACACGGATTCGCGCCGTGAGCCGTTGTACAGCCGTTCGATGCCGGTGCAGGGGTTCTTGTCGATCAGTTCGTCGGCGACGGCGTAGGAAAACACTTTGGACAGCGAGAACAGCAGCTTGTCGGCCTTGCGCGGGTTGGCAGCAAAGCTCCGGTGCCACTTCCTGATTTCGGCTTTCATGCCCTTTTGCTGGGTCAGCCTGACCGGCAGCTTCGGCCATTTCTCCTTGATGAGCCGGAACGCATAGAGATGGTCCGTCTGGGTAGTATCGGCCAGCGCCAGGAAATCAGGATTGCGCTTGTCCTCCGGGCCGGTGAACCGATCAATCAGCGTCTCAAGGGTTTCGACAATCTTAGGTGTCGCCAGCGCCTTGAGCTTAGCGTATTCCAGGGCGAAAGCCTCAGTGTGCGGCTTTGCCTCAATCTTCGGGCCGCCGCGCCATGCGTAGTGGTAGACGCGCGTCGATCCGTCGGCCAGCTTGCGCTTGACCGTATGGATGCCTTTAAGCGCCACCAGCACCGCTCCTGTCTCTCCACGCTAGATATTCGTCCAGCGTATCAAAGGCTTCGGGCGAAACATCGTCGTCAACTGGCTTCGGTGCCTGTGCGAGACTAGCGGGGATAAGGCGGAAAACCGCCGATCCTATCTTGACTTCGACAATCCCGCGCTCCGCCTCGGCCGCTCGCAGCAATGTTTGGGCCTGGCGTTGCGAAAGAGCGAGTGCCCGCGTCATCCTTTCCTCCACTCAACGCCATCTCGGGTCGGCGCGAAGCCGCGCGACCGTATCGGAGCTTTCGATTTCGGATAGACGCCTAGGTGCTTGGCGCGGACACGATCAGCTTTTTCCCGCAAAGCGTTTTCGTCGGCCGATTTGGCCTTGTGCGGTTCGACCAGGGCGGGCCGCAAGTTACTTTCCCGGTTCTCACCGCTCAACGACAGAGGCTTGATGTGCTCGAGCTCCCATTTCTCGCCAGCGCCGATGGGGCGCCCGCTGATATGGCAGATGCCGTTGGCGCGAAGGAAAATGCGGGCGCGGACGGTCGGCGGCGGCACTGAGTCGGGTGTCTTGCCGATCCATTCCTTGACGCTGCGGCCGCCGTTCGGGTCATCGATCATTGGCATCGATCTTTCCACTACTGGAGATCATGCGGCCTCACTTTTCGCGGTCGCGCCCCGTTCGACGCCGAGCAGATCGTCGAGAAAGTCGAGAACGGCTTGCTTGCTCTCCTGGAATCCCTTGGCGCCCATGGCCGGCACGGATTGGCTCTTGGCTGTCCAGATGCGCACCACGTTCTCGCGCGCCTCGATAATGGCGTAGTCGTCCAGCGGGCGGATGGTGCGAACCAGATCCAGCGCGGCCGATTTCGTCGCGCAGACATATTCGCGCTCGTCACGGTAGCCTTTCCGTATCAGGGCCTTTTTCCGGAGGTGTTCGGCAGTCGGGTAGATTTCGACCAGCTCGTCGGGAAGGTTCTGCCAGGCCGCATGGACGCAGGCGAAGAAATGCCGATGCGAATTGGCGGAACGGTCGTGATGCTCGACGATCCGGTAGACTTGGCCGACGACGAAAGCCTTGTCGGCGCGGGCGGCCCAAAATTGAGAGGCCGGCGAGAAAGAGCCATCGCCTTCGTACCTGACCATGATCGGTGCATCTGTCATCGGTCGTTCCTTCGAAGAAATGGCCGGCGGTACTCAAACACTGCCGCCGGCGGACGCTGGAGGTCAGCCAGCTAAAACGCTTTGAACGAGTTGGTTCTTGAGGACTTCGCCGCGCCGGTCATAGTTGCGGATGCGCTCCACAAGCTCGGCGAGCTCAGCGTTGAAAGCATCGATCTCGGCCGACATGTTGGCGATGTAGATGTCGTCGCGGAACACGCGGACGGTCAGCATGGGGAGCTTCGGCCAATAGCTGACAAAATCCCACCACTCACGGCCGGATATCCAGATATTGCCCTGCACCTGCGCCTTGTGCTCGGGAGGGAGTTTCCCGCTCATCAGGCGTTCGATCTGGATATCGGGCAGGGCGGTCTTGATCTCGAGGCCGCCTTCGTCGCCTACCAAGCTGTCAGGGCTCGCGCCCTTGTTGCCGTTGCGGATGAAGCCGATGCGCCGGATATCGGCGTCGTGGATGAAGGCATAGGTTTCCCGCGCCTCGTCCTCCATCGTCTTTCCGCGATCCATGTGCAGCGTTGTGAAGGATTCCATCGGCTCGCCGGTCAAAAGCTCGCCAGCCAACTGGCGCAGATATTTGGAGCGCGTCTTGCCTTCGCCCTTCGCCATTACGGTTGCGAATTTCGAGGCGGTCGGGATGCCGGCGCGGCAGGCGAACCACTCGGTTGAGCCTTGCTCGCAGTCGAAAATCTGCATCATGGCTTGGCCTTCCTCTGCTTGAGGACGCCGACGGCCTTGTCGTAGTGGACGGCCAGCATATCGGCGACGGCTTCGACCTTCGCCCACTGGCAGAATTTCACGATATCGGTGTCGGTCTCGTCGATGAGCTTCAGGATGGTGTTGCGCTGTTCGGTGGTGATCCGGTCCTCGACCTTTTCGTCGGCCTTCAGCCCGTCGTCGTCGTGGCTGACCGACAGGCCGAGCGCGATTTTCAGCGTGTAGCGCTGGAGGTATGTCGTCGTCGACGCGATAGCCTGGAGGCTGTTCTTGCCGGCGCCGTTGTCAGCCGGGCCGGAAAGCGGGGTGCGTGTGAAATGGCCGTCGACATGCTCCAGAATGCAGGTGATCGTGATGGGCCGGTCGGGGCCGTTGTCGCTCTCGTATCGGTAGCTCAGGCCGTATTTGGTCAGGACCGGCGTCACCTGCTTTTCGATGCCGGCAAGGTCTTCGTGCCTGTAATAGACGCGCTCTTTGCCGCTCGGCGTGTAATCCACGGCGCGCGTCCGCATGATCGGGCCAAGTTCCGCCTTGGCCGCCGACACTGCCTTGGTGAACGCTAACTTGGCGTTGCGTGCTTCCTCGCGGTCGCGAAGGTCCATCATCTGCTTGAGGATTTCGGCAGAGACGCCCTTTTCGAGCGCGAGGCCAACCATCTCCATGGGCGTCATTTCCCGGCGCTCGCCGGGGACGACGGCAACCGGGCCGGCGATCTGCGCCGCGTCATGCTCGACAAGGGCCTGTGAGGCGAGGGCGCTCATGCAAATTTCCTTTCCTGATAAGGCAGGTTTTCCGCTGCCCATTGGTCGTAGAGAGTGAGCCAGCGACGGCGCGCCGTGCGCAGTTCATCGGCGGGCGGCCCATAGCCGGAGAGCTTGGCGAATTCGGCGTCTTGGATGAGCGTGGCGAGCGCTGACAGCTGTTCATCGACGGGTTTGTCGGCGATTGCCGCGTCAACGTGCTCGGAGAAGAAGACCGGAGCGCCCATCACAGGCCCTCGTCCGTTTCGGGGTCTACTTCGAGCAAATCGAGATCAGCGGCGGGTATGCCGCGCTTCAACTGGTCAAGGGTCAGCTGGCCGACGCGGTAGTACCGGCCGCCGGCGGCGACGGTGTACTCGGTCCCGAGCAGGCCACCAAAAATCTTGGTGATGATGCGGAAATCCGCGCTTTCGGCGATGGCTTGGCGAAGGTGGGCGTTCATTGCCGCTCCTCATCAGGTGTGAGGAGACTATGCGATAATCGCACATACGGTGTCAATAAGAATTATGCGATAATCGCACAAACGATGCACAGACAAACTTTTCGTGCGCGAATCGGACTCGACTCGCCCGCTAGGTTCTGATTTCAGTAATGGAACAAATGGAGAACAGACATGGGCTTGGCAGTTAGAAAGGAAACCCGCGTTTTCACGCTTCACGTTCGGTGCACTAACTGCCTTCGCGAGAGTGTATTGCCAATTGAAATCCCCGATGAAGAGGGCGCACCGGCTAACGCTGACGACTTGGTCGAGAGCGGATGCCTAGATCGCATTCGCTTTCAGTGCGGCCCGTGCGAGAGCGTGATCGCACAGCTAATTGGTATCAGTGGTGGAGAATTGACATGATGCGGCAGGAAGAGGTCAAGCAATTCATCATCGTGGCGCCGACGAGCCGCAAGAACGAAATAGCATGCTGCCGGGAAAGGCTGGCGGACTATTTGGCCCGGTGCTTCCCGCGCTATGCGTTGGATGTCGCAAAGCTGGCGCCGGTCCGTGACGAGGACCACTTCATTCCAATCCCCGTCATGAGCTATCGACCGCCAGACGGGGACAGCCTCATGTGCAAGCCTGTCGAGAAATGGGTCCTACGTGAAATCGCGGATGCCTGCGCAGATTTCAAACCGCATCTGTTGTTGAGCTAAGATAGCCCGGATACAATCGCTTCCCTTAAAGGAGTGGGCTCGTCAATCGGGAGCTTCTACCTCTGAGGTGCCGTCATCGACGTCTAAGATTTCGACGTCGCCAGGATTTTGAGGAAGTGCCGGGAAATCTATACCTATCTGAGTGGATATGACTGAAAAAAGACTAGTAAATTTTGACCAAATTGCGTATTTCGCAACAACGATTGCCTTCTCCATGACGGCGTCGTTATTGGCACTGTTGAAAGCGCCGCCATATTCAATCTGCACAGATATTTTTGTTGACATCTCCTTGACGTGACGCCCGCAACTCAATCTTGCCGAAAAATAGTAGTTTCCTCCAAGTCGTTCTGGCTTGGTAATCCCAAGTGAATAGAAAAGCTCGTCCTCACCTACTGTGGTTTCTGGGTCAATTTCTATTTCTATTTTGGTAAGTCCGACTGTGATGTCATCTCCGTTAAGCATTTGTCTTCGTCCAAGGAGACTTATCGAGGCGGTGCCCCGTAAGCGGAACTCGCAACACAGCCGTCTCTGAATGGCGCCAGTTGCTCTCGTGCTTAATCCAATCAGTTGCCCTGAACATTTGCTGGACCTGTATAAGCGCTATTTCCCGCTTTGCAGCAAAGACGCTATCGACGCGCTCTTGGAATTTCCCGCATTCTAGTTTTTCATGGATAGCCGTGGCCACCCAGGAATTGAGGCTAACAGCGGCTTCCGCCGCCGCAAGAGCTGCGCCGCGGTGCACGTGCGGCTCAACGCGTACATTAAAGGAGCCTTTGAAAGGCTTTGATGGGGCCCGGCCTAACTCTCGACAATCCTCCAAATACGCGTCGATCAATTCAACTGCGGTAGCTTGAGCTTCGGATGCGCTGTCGCATTGCGCGACAAGAACGTCATCGATATGCAGCACCTTCACAAACAGGGCGCCATCGTCGAACTCGACAGAGCATTGATAGCCTTTGTGGGTCACTGTTCTCATAGCTCGTTCCTCTCGATGAGAGAGTCCCTAATCTGCCTTACCATATAGGGCGGAATCTCATTGCCTGGATGAGGCTCATGCAAGCGGATGATATGGCCGGTGTCTTTTCGCACGAATCTTCGACGACTCCCGCCCCCCGTCGAGGTTTCGGTGTATCCGAGACCTCTGAGTAGCGTGACTGTGTCTCTATATGAGTATGGTCCATCGCAAGCTTTGAACTCTAGCTTGAGCTTTTCTAGTCGGGCCACATCGGTCTCCGTGGCTTGCACTTAGACCGACTGTCACCGCCTCTGCAACTAATTTCTAGTCGCAGCCAATACGTAGGGCCTCGATTCCTTTCAGGCAAGTTAACTTTTTGCAATGCAGCATTGAAATTCATGATAGTGGCACGTCGTTAACGATGCGACGTACCAGCCCGACGATCTCGACCACAACGCCCGCATCGGCCGCCGCATCATGCTCGATAACAATCGGCTTATGTTTTGCGTTCGTGGATCTCGGGTGAAACTCGGTTCTGCCTTGGTACAGCTCAACCTGTTTGATCGACCATTCACGGAACATGCCAGCGTCCCGGGTGCGCTCTACAACCACGGTCATCCCGTCTCGCAAAGGCACCAAGTGGGCGACATCTTCATACGAAACGCATATCGCTCGGTCGCCTGGCAGGATAGGTCGCGGCTTTAGGTCATTCATGCTGTCGCCGGAAACATCGACGGCGAACTGCCGGGCATTTGGGAATTGAGAATCAGGTGGCAGCGAGAGCGTGACCGGCTCCGATTGATCCAAGTCGTCGACCTCACGGAACATTCCCGCTTCCGCGCGACCCGCAACCGGAACGGGGACGAGGCCGCCGACGACCGGCCGGATTTCAACATCTGGCGCGACCACACCGAAGTAGGCCGCCGCCCGTGCAACCTCTGCCGTCTTAAGCTGCCTTTTCCCGGCAACCAGCTTATTCATCGCCGACGGGTGAACGCCAAGCGCGTTTGCGAGGCCGGTTTGCGACTTACCGGGCTTCGCGAGGTTTTCAACAACCCAATCTCGATAACGGTCTGAGATCATGTGCGATTGTCGCACACAAAATTTTTTGCCGTCTTGTGCGAAGATCGCATAATCTGTCTTGACTGTTTTGTGCGATAATCGCATATATGCGGAATGCAGACCGCTCTTGATCCCGCTAACTCTATTATCGAACGCTTCGGCGGCCAAGACTCCGTCATGGAAATCACCGGTGCCAGCCGCACGCGCGTCTATCGATGGACTCAGCCTCGCGAGAAGGGCGGGACCGACGGTCTTATCCCGATGCCTCATGCCTCGAAGCTTTTGCAGCATGCCAAGGAAAACGGTCTGCCGGTGACGGCGGACGATTTCATGCCTGCGCCCCGCCAGGGGAGGGCAGCATGACCGACCTCACCGAAACCAGCCAGACAGTCGCCGCCGGTCAGCTGCGCGCCTTCATCGAGCGCATTGAGCGTGTCGAGGAAGAAATCAAAACGCTGAACGCCGACAAGTCCGAAATCTACAAGGAACTGCGCGGCGTCGGTTTCGACGTCAAGGCGGTTCGGCAGTGCGTCGCAGCTCGCAAGCTGGACAGCGCCGAGCGCGAAGAGCGCAACGCGATTTTCGACCTGTATTGGGAGGCTCTTACGGCCGCCTCTCGCGTGCACGTGCACGAGGAGCCCAAGCCCAGGGCCACGCAAACCCGCGCGGACAAGGCATCCAGCGCGAAGACGGCCAAGCTGGCCACCAACGTTCCGCACGACGCCGAAACCGGCGAGATTTTCGAACAGAATTCGTTCGCTCCGACATCCTCCCCGGAGCAGACGAACCAGCCCGGCACGGAACCTCCTCCCTCCGTGTCGGGCGCCAATTCCGAGATTCCTGACCACGCCACTTCGGGGGCTGCTGACGGCCAGCCCAGCAAACCAAGCTCGGAAGCTGCTCGCGCAAAAAATGATGGTCCTCAGAAGGCCGTCATTGGTCAGGAAGGGCCTGTACGGGGCCATTCCGAGCAAGCCGTCACCATTTCGGAAGCCGATGTTCCGGCATTCCTCAAGAAGGCACCGTCGCCAGCGCCAAACCCCGAGTGCCAGAAACCGCAGTCGTGCCGTTGGTCGCATAGCCAGGCCTCCTGTGCGAAGTGCGCCAATGACGCCGCCATAGCTCGGCAGCGGGGGAGGGCAGCATGAGCGGGCTAGCCCTCTATCTCTACGCTGCAGGTTCATTGCTGGCGGTTCAGTACAGCCATGAGATCGGCGACGGACGGCTTTCGATCGGCACCGTCGCGCTCGCTTTGTTCTGGCCTGTCACGATCCCCTTTGTTTGGTGCTGGGGCATCGTCCAGACGGTTATCGACGCGGTGCGGTCATGAGCGCGTCATTCGTCATCACTTGCACCTGTGATGGCACCTGGACCGCTCGCGATCCTGAAACCGGGGCGTTTGCCACCGGTGCCACTCGTTCCAAGGCTGAGGCGGAGTTGCGCCGCCTCATCGGCACCGCGAGGGAGGCGGCATGATTATCGTTCGCCCCCCTCGTTGCTACCCGCGCGTCCAGTTCTTCCAGGAGCCTACGCGCGGCCTGACCAATCGTCTCGAACTCACTGTTTGTATCGTGTCTGTGGGGCCTTTCCATGTTGTTCGATCCTCTCTGGAGCCGCCACCAGGCGGGCTCTCCGCTCTTCCGCGAAGTCGACCCGATGTCGACGCCCCGGCTGGCTGGACTTCAATCCAGCATGGGGCACCACAGAATGTCTTCGACCTTCGACCACAAAACTTTGCGGCTCGACATGGATGGCTTTTGCCGGTTCGCGAGGCGGGCGTTTCCGACATCGACAGCGGCACATCTCGCCAGCGTCGTCGGCGCCACAATGTCGACCGCGGAGAAATGGCTCAGCGGCCACACACGACCGTCCGGCGAACACCTCGCCGCGATGATTTCAGCCTTCGGCCCGGCCTTCCTTGCCGAAGCAGTTCCATCAACTCGCCAGTGGGCCGCGCCGATCATCGAGCGCGCAAGGCTGGCTGAAATCTCACGGCAGCTTTCCGAGATCTTGGAGGCTGCAGAATGATCTGAAGGAGGTGGCAATGCCAGCATTCCAGCATGCCGGGATAATGACCGACGCCGCCACCGTGGCGAGGGATGCGCTGAACCGCACCGTTGTTGGCATGGCGCATTTCGCGGGCTCAGGGCCGTCCGGCTCATCATGCAGCGAGTGCGATCTTTGGGTCACAAATCGAAACAAGATGATCTGTGACAAGTATCGTCAGCTCACCGGCGACGATCGCAAGGCGATCCCGTCGGGGACGCCTTGCTGCCGGCATTTCGTTGCGAGGCCGAAATGAGCGGCTACACGCAAACTGAAATCGACAGCATTGCTGGCTGGCTGAGGGCAGGGGATTCCGCGTCCAAGGCCGCCGGCAAGCTGTCAGCAATGCGAGGCCGAACGGTCTCACGCAATGCCATCATCGGCATCGTTCACCGCAACGCTAAGCTGGCTGCAATAGGGTTCGGGCGCGCCAAATCATCGCCCGGATCCGAAGGGAGCAGCACGTACACGCCTGATGAAATCAAGCTGGTCGCGGACTGCCTGAAGGCGAAAAGAAACTACGTCCAGATTGCCCATCGGCTTGCCCTTAAGAGCGGGCGGGTCATCTCGCGCTTTGGGGTGAAGAGCCTTATCCGGCGTACCCGGGAACTCAACGAGATCGGCTTCAGAGGCAAGAAGGGCAGGCCGAGCGACAGGAAGAAGGCGGCGCCCGGCCAACTGCCCGGCAGGCTGTTTATCGCGGCAACAGCAGACATCGATCGCGACCAGAGCGCATTCGACTATCTCACGCGGCCGGTTGTGCGGACTTTGACGCCGCAGCCGCATTTCGCGGCGATGCGGTTCGTTGACTGCCTTCGGGCCCGCTGCCGGGCTCCGCTTAGCTATGACCTCGAGGAGCGGCCGGGTCCGGACATGCTGTGTTGCGGCCATCTCGCCGTGCCGTTGCGCTCATATTGCGCCTACCATGAAATCAGGCTGACCGCCCGCAGGGCCGAGTTCATTGCGGAGGCGGCATGATCTCCGCCGGCCACCCCATCACCTATGACGTCAAGCTTTCGACGGTACGCGCGCTCATCGCCGGTAAGCAGGATTGGCTTTCTCGGTTCGCGTTTGGGAAGGCCAAGCGGCCTGATCACGAGATCGACCAAAAGCGAACGGAACTCCTTGTGCTCGGTACAATCGCCGAGGATTACGAGCGCGCGGTTGAAGTCACCAAGGCGAGAGCTGCGGAATGACGGTCCATTTCTATGTTGGCCTTCATCAGCCTGCCGATGCGCAGCACTTCGATTTTTGCTGCATCAGCATCAACCGTGTTCGCGGCCGGAAGAAGCCGGTTTCCGGCAGGGTGCTGATCGACAGCGGAGCATTCACCGAACTGAACCTGCATGGCGGCTACCGGCACGGCGTTGAAGAATATGCGGCAGAGCTCTATCGGCTCTACACCCAACGTGTCATCAACATCGTAGCAGCGGTGGCCCAGGACTATATGTGCGAGCCGTTTATGCTCGCTAAGACCGGGCTGACGGTCGATGATCATCAGCGCCTGACCATCGAGCGCTACGACTCCCTGCTCGCAGAACTTGACCACCTTTTCGGTGGCAGGTGCCCGTTCCCGGTCATGCCTGTTCTTCAGGGATATGCGCCTTCCGATTATGTGCGGCATATTCGGATGTATGGCGGCCGACTTAAGCCTCGTATGTGGGTTGGGGTCGGCTCGGTCTGCAAGCGCAATGGTGACCCACGAGCAATCGTTAACGTGCTTTCCGCGGTCCATTCGGCGTTGCCTGGTCTGTTGCTCCATGGCTTCGGTGTAAAGCAGACTTCGCTACAGCACCCCGGCGTTCGTCGCCTTCTCCACAGCGCGGATAGCATGGCTTGGTCTTACGCAGCTCGCCGGCAGGGTCGAGATGGCAACTGCTGGCGCGAGGCGAAGGCCTTCGCGGACAGAATTGGCGCTTCGGCCGCCAAGGTAGGCGAATGGTGGCAAACGGTCCTACCTCTCTGGAGGCTCGCACTGTGAAAACCTCCTGCCCACACTGCCACGGTGTTTTCGAAGACGGTCGCGCCGGCGCCTATCTCCGCGATGAACAGGCGATTGCTGCCATCGTCCTGTGGGGCTCCGGCCAGTTCGATACCGCCGACATCGCCAAGGCGCTGCAATGCCGCGAGGATGCCGTTTATCGCACCCTGCAGATGGCCAATGACGGCGCACGTGCCGACAGGAGGCGGGCGTGAGCAACAGGCGCCTCCCATACATGCCGCTCTGGGTCGACGACTACCAGCGCGACACTCGCCACCTCACCACTGAGGAGCACGGCGCCTATCTGCTCCTGCTCATGGCGGCTTGGGCTTCGCCCACCAATTCCCTGCCCGACGACGATGATATGCTGGCGCGCGTCGCCGGCGTATCTCTCGCCCGCTGGCGGAAGATGAAAGTCATTGTCATGGCCTTCTGGAGCCTCGACGGTCGGAGCAAAAGATGGGCGCAAAAACGCCTCAAGAAAGAGAGGCGATTGGCGGTCGATAGAAAGGCGAAAGCGAGCAATGCCGCCGCAAGCCGTTGGAAAGACAAGAAAAAGGATGATGCTCAAGCGATGCTCGGGCAATGCCATCCTTCCATAACCATCAAAGAAAAACCTAACGGTTTTTCAGAGCGCGCAGGCGCGCCGAAAAAATCCCGCAAGCAGAAAATCGAGGAGGCTTTCGCCGATGCATGACCTCGTGGCCAAAGATGATTTCGACAAGTTGCCGGAAAGGTACCGCGACCGTGCAAAGGTGATTAGAGCCCGCGTTGCCGAGATCGACGGTTTGATGATTCCGTGCCAGCCGCAGGACGTTCGCGCCGCTGTGGTCCGCATGGCCGGACAGTTCCGCGACCAGCCAGATATCGATCACGCCGACATGGCCGGCGAATTCCTCGCCGCATGCCGCGACCTGCCGGCATGGGCAGTGTCCGAAGCCGCCAGCGACTTTCTTGCCGGCCGTGTCGACAACCACACCGGCCAGTTCATGCCGACATGCGCCGAGTTCGCCAAGCGGGCGAGGGCAATCATGATGCCGTTCCTGTCCGAGCGTGCCGCGCTGCGCACTGAAGCGTCGAAGCTGATCGAGCGCGCGACCGACGATCACAAGCGCCACCTGGTCGAGATGGAACGGCAGGATCCTGGAGTGCGCAGCCGGGTAGCCGCGTTGGCCGATGCGGTCACCGCCGGCGCGTCGAGGCGTCAGGGCTTGCCGCACCTCGGGCTGAACGAAGCCGAGCAGAAGCGCATCGACACCCTCAAGCGGCCCCGACAGGAAATCTCGAAACTCGAGCAAACCAAAATCGTGAAAGGTCGGTCATGAGTAATTCGGCAAAATGGTTCATCGCCAGGATCGGCATGGGCGGCGCGAAGGCGGCCAAGGATCGGATCGGAACTTTGGAGGAGCGGAAGGGCGAGATCATTGCCGAAAGGTCGATCCGCGACGCTGGCTTCGAATGCTACTATCCCCGCATGCGCAAGGAGATCATCCATCACCGGACGAACCTGCGCATCGTGCGCCGCTTTCCGCTGTTCACCGGGTATATCTTCGTTGCGTTGCCGTCGGCTAACGGCGAATACCTCAAGGACTGCGACGGGCTCGGCCGGCTGCTCAGCTACGACGGGGAATTCGGCAAGCCTTGGCAGGTTCCGACAGGCGCGGTCGAGGGTTACATGCGCGCCGAGGCCGATCTAGAATTCGACGACACCAAGGAATCGAGGATCAAGCGCAAGCTGGAAGGCAAGACCAGGCGCGAAACAATTGCCATGACTTTCCCGCAAGGGCAGGCGATCCGCGTCAAGCATGACTGGCAGCACACGCATATGCTCGCCGGCTTCCATGGCGAGGTGGTCAGTGTAACCGGCCGAGGTACGGTCAAAAGCATGATCGAACTGTTCGGGCGCGTGGTTGCGGCCGAGTTTGACGCTGACGACGTCGAGCCATATCCGGCGCAGAACGCAGCGTGAGGTGGTGTCTCAGGTTGAAATTTAGGACCCGGACGAGGAATTGTTGACAAAAGAAGTATCATGGTGATACATAGACGCGTGTGAGTCACCCCGTCTCCCTAGGAGCACGTGCTCCGGAAAGGAGGTGATGAGCATGAGCAAGAAGACGTTTGCCGTTGGCCGCAGTGCGGTCTCGGGTCGGTTCACGACTGTTTCGACTGCTGTTCGCAAGCCGAGCACGCATATCGTAACGCACATCAAGAAGTGATAAAAAAGGGCGCCCTTACCTCCCGGGGCGCCCTTTCTCGTGGGATGGGTTTTTTACCAAATTACAAATTTTTAACGAAAGGGCTACTTTTAAAAATGTATCATAGTGATATACCTGACGTGAAACCAAAGGGGCGCGGGGGCGTTGTGGGTCGTGGTTGTGATTGGCCAAAAGGGCAAGCAACGGACGAGATACGCACAATCGCCAGCTCGAAAGCGCTTACGATTTCCTATAAGCGCCACGCAATTGAGCGGATGGCCGAGCGCAACATCATCATGGGTGACGTGTTGTACGTCCTCAAAAACGGCTTTGTGCATATGGAGCCAATGGAGAGTACGCGACCGGCTTACAAAAAATATGCGATGGAAGGTCTTTGCCCCAACGGCAATAGCCGAACTCTGAGAGTAATAGTAGTTCCTGACAAGACCGGCACCTTCCTAAAGATTGTTAGTGTTATGTGGGTCGACGAACCGTCGACCCGCGCAGGTACGTTGAATGGAGAATGCGATGAATAGCCACCACTACACCGAATGCGGATTGAAGAACGTTTTCATTAGCGGTCTTGAGTTCGTAAACGACGATGAAGGTGACGAAGTCATCACTATCCCAGCCGTCAATGAGCTTCATCGGGTGATCGCTCTTGGCATCATCTCACATGAGCACGGGATAAGCCCTGATGAACTCCGTTTCCTAAGAACAGAAATGGGGTATACTCAATCTGAGCTTGCAATGCTTGTTCACCACGACAAGCAGTCGGTTGGACGGTGGGAGCGAGGCGAGTTTGTAATTGACGGGTCGGCGGAGACGATCATCCGGCGTTTGGCGATTGAAAAACTCGATCTGGCTTCTGGAGCTGGCATGGATGAATTGTCGCGCCGGAGTGTACATACACTCAAGCCACAACCGATCCAAATTCAGCACCGCAATGATGATGGATACCAGCTTCTATCTGCCGCTTAGATAATGATCCTGGTGCCGTCCCTCCCGCTTGACTTGGGAGGGACGCTACTTGGGGTATTTGCCAGCTTTGATCAGCGCGGCCAAGCTTTAGCATACGGCATATGCTTTCGTGCTTCGACTTCCATGAGCGTCGATGCCGTCCCAGCCGTTGCCTTGAAAGACATGCTTCCATTCGGGACAGACCTTCAATCCATGGCGAGCCATTCCCACCATCTAACTCTTCTTCGCTTCTTTTTTACGCCCGCACCTTGAAGAAGGCAGGCGGCTCCGGCTTGTAATTTGAACTGCGGCCCTTGCGTTCGCGGCTTGCTCGCCGTTCGGGGGCTGAGTGGTCGAGTTCCACAAGGACGAAATTAAAAAGCGGAAAAAAATGATGCCAAACGGAGACCGCGCCTATCTTAATGCGGTCGAGGAAGCCTTGGGGCCGATATCGACTATGTGATGCTGGTGAAGCAGTATGGTGAGCCGGAAGAGACACTGCCCAGCGTGGACATCGCTTGCACTCTGGCGCAGATGATTTATCATCTACGTTCAGGTGATTTGGCTGTTCTGTAGCGGACCTCCATTGGAGGGAATACTCGCCGGGCCGCAGAGGGAAGTTCACCGCCCCTCGATTGGCGCAGCATGTCTGATTAGTCCAACCCCAACTGCTCTTTCAACCGATCAATTCGGATCGAAGCCTCTGCCTTGGTGAGCGTGTCGTCAAACGCGTGGGGGTCTTTGGCCTGCTCACAGAGCGTTTTGAGGTAGGAAGCCTGTGCCCCAGTCATGGGCTCGTCGCCGCTGACCCAGTCTTGCGGGTCTTTCTCCGCGTTGGATGAAGGATGCATTTTTGGGTTATCGTTGTCTGACATTGCGACCTCCAATTATTTGGTCAAACAAACCCAGAACAAATAGGTTCCACGATGGCGCTCACCCAAAAGCGGCGCCCGCTGCCCACGATCGAATTGCTTGAGGTGGACGAGATCAAGTTCGCGCCTTCAGTCGAACTGACCGATTGGGCGCGCACCACATTCATCGTCGACGATTCCTCGCTTCGCAATGACGACCACCGACATCTCAACCAGGCAACCATCGGCGCACTCTGGACGAACGTTCCAAACGGCAGGGCAGGGCGTTCAGTAATCGGCCAGGCCGAACGGGGATTGCCGCCGGCCGGTAAATGGCTCCGGGCTCGCATCGAGCGCCAGATCCTCGACTGGTTCGGCGATGTTCCGGATTTCATCCTGACCTTCGACGCTCACTACGCCAGCCAATGCAGCGATGCCGAGTTCTGCGCGCTCGTCGAGCACGAGCTCTACCACTGCGGTCAAGAGCGCGACATGTTCGGCCAGCCGAGGTTCCGCAAGAGCGGGTTACCGGCATTCACCATTCGCGGACACGACGTCGAGGAATTCGTCGGAGTGGTTCGCCGATACGGCGCAGATGCTGCTGGCGTTCGCGCCATGATAGATGCGGCCAATCACGGGCCGGAGATAGCGAATGTGCGCATCGCCCAGGCATGCGGGACATGTCGGTTGAAGGTGGCTTAGCCGCCCTTGTCGAGCAGAGCCTTCAACTTTGATATTGCCGTCGCCTTCCCGCCACCCAAGAAGTCATTGAGAGTGAAGCGTCGGGTACCTTCCGATTTCCCCCCGCCATTCACGCTAACATGGTCCCATTCATATTCGACATGGCGGGAGCCGTCCTCGTTGTCGACCAGATAATACCAGTCCTCATGTTGGCCGAGATGCCCGCCGTCGTGCTTATGAAACAGGGTGCGCGCCATTCGAATGTCCTCCTGACCGGAGCCTGACACAGATCATGGCCAACGCAAAGCTTAGCGAGGCCGCGAAAACGTTCATTGTGCAGAGCGTCGCGTGCTTCGATACCCCGTCCGTTGTTGTCGAAGCAGTCAGGAAGGAATTTGGCGCGCAGGTCACGCGTCAGACGGTCGAAGGATACGATCCTACCAAGAAGGCAGGCGCAGCGCTTTCGGCCAAATGGCGAGCTCTGTTCGAAGAGACCCGCAAGACCTTCCTGGAGGACACCGCGACCATCGCCATCAGCCATCGCGCCGTCCGTCTCCGCGCCCTCCAGCGCATGGCCGACAAGGCCGAGACAATGGGGAACATGAGCCTCGCCGCGCAGCTGCATAAGCAGGCGGCTGAGGAAGTTGGAAACGCATACACCAATCGCCGGGAATTGACCGGGAAGGATGGAAAGGACTTGCCGGCGCCGACAGCGCCAGTGACGATCTTCCAGTTGCCCGACAATGGCAGGGGTTGAGCAAGGGCAGGGCGGCCCAATCATCATCAGGCCACAGCCTGGCCCACAAACAACTTTCCTTGGTTCTGCGGCCGACATCGCAATCTACGGCGGCGCGGCTGGTGGCGGCAAGACATGGGCGCTGCTCATGGAGCCGCTTCGGCATGTCGCCAATCCAGGCTTTGGCGCGGTGTTCTTCCGGCGCAACCTTACCCAGGTCCGCAATGAGGGCGGCCTTTGGGATGAAAGCGAAAAGCTCTATCCGGGCCTGAACGCGCAACCTCGATCTGCGCCCGATCTAAGTTGGACGTTCCCGGCCGGCGCCACCGTCTCGTTCGCGCACCTCGAGCACGAAAAGACGATCTACAACTGGCAGGGCGCACAGATCCCGCTGATCTGCTTCGACGAGCTGACGCATTTCTCGGCCAAGCAGTTCTGGTACATGCTCAGCCGCAATCGCTCCATGTGTGGCGTGCGGCCCTACGTTCGAGCGACCTGCAACCCTGATGCTGATAGCTGGGTGGCCGAGTTCATCTCCTGGTGGATCGACCAGGATACGGGATTCGCAATACCGGAGCGCGCCGGCGTCATCCGCTGGTTCATTCGCATCGGGGACACGATCATTTGGGCAAGCAGCAGAGAGGAGCTTGCTCACCACGTCAATCCGATCGACGGCGAGCCGATCCCGCCCAAGTCGGTGACGTTCATCCCGGCCAAGCTGAGCGACAACGCTTTGCTCATGGCCGTCGACCCCGGCTACCTCGCCAACCTGATGGCTCAGCCGACGGTAGAGCGGGAGCGCCTTCTTGGCGGCAATTGGAAAATCCGCCCGGCTGCTGGCCTGTTGTTCCAGCGCGGCTGGTGCGAGGTGGTCGACGCAGTGCCCGCCGGCGTCACATGGATGCGCGGCTGGGACTTGGCCTCGACACCGAAGGTCGAAGGCAACGATCCTGACGGCACGGCAGGGACGAAGATCGGCAGGCTACCAGACGGGCGTTACATTGTCGGGCACCACGTCAAGGACTTCCTCTCGCCCGCCGGCGTCGAGCGCTTGATCAAGAACACGGCCGAGGCCGACGGCAGGAACGCGAAAATCTCGCTTCCGCAAGACCCGGGGCAGGCGGGTAAGTCTCAGGTGACGAACCTGGTGAAACTGCTCATCGGGTTCGATGCCAGAGCAACGCCCGAATCCGGCGACAAGGTTACGCGGTTCAGCCCGTTCTCTGCACAGGCTGAAGCCGGGAATGTGATGGTCCTGCGAGCGCCCTGGAATGAGGCGTGGTTCTCCGCGCTCGAAGGCTTCCCGGAAGCAGCGCATGACGATGACGCCGACAGCACAAGCCGGGCATTTAACGCGCTGATCGATGCCAGCACCTACACTTTGGCGAATATCTAAGGGAAAAAGGCCCGACCGAAGTCGGGCCTCAACAAATCACGCGTCGTGATGCTCGGGCATCGCTTTCAATTGGTCCTTGGTCCACGACGTGACGGCGTGAACATCGCCATCCTCATCGCGCATGAAGTCCAACTGACTGGCAGGTACGGAAACTGGCTTGGCGCCGATGCCGAGGAAGCCGCCGACATCGATGACGACCTGGGCCCCGGATCCAGTGCCGTGCGTATGCGAAACGCTGCCAATCTTCTCGTCATTGGGGCCATAGATCGTCGCGTCTTCAAGGACGTCGGGCGTCAGTTCGTTTGCAGTGAGCCTTACATGGGCGCTGTGGTCCATTGGTGATCTCCTTTCGGGTTTAGACAGCCCAACACCTGAGATGGCCGTCCGTTCCCAAGGGAGCCAGCTAGATGGCAAATATGATCTCGCTGGTTCGCGACAGCCTAACCAATCTTGTATCCCGCATGGGGACCGGCAGGGACAAGGCGGCGTCGAGCTTTTACAGCTTCACGCCTCTGTCAGACGCTGAACTGCTGGCCGCCTATCGTACCGCCTGGCTCCCGAGGAAGATCATCGACATCCCTGCCTTTGATAGCGTCCGTGCTTGGCGTGACTGGCAGGCCGATGGAGAGCAAATCGAGCCGATCGAGGCGGAGGAAAACCGGCTCAATGTGCGCGGCAAAGTGTTCGAGGCCAAGGTAAAAGCTCGTCTCTGGGGCGGTGCAGCCATTCATATTGGCACGGGTGACGCGAACCTTGCTGATCCGTTGAACATCGATCGTATCGGTAAGGGCGGGCTTAAATACGCCACGGTGCTAACCCGCCGAGTGCTTAAGGCAGGCGAGATCGAACGCAACGTCGACAGCGAATTCTATGGCCTGCCAAAGACTTTCAGCCTCACCTCTGCCGGGAATGCCCAGGTCGACATCCACCCTTCGCGGCTGGTCATCTTTCAGGGGAACGCGCTACCGGATGACGACCCGACGCTGGGCGCTGACAATTTCTGGGGCGACAGCGTGCTCCAGTCTGTGGTGGGCGCGATCAAGCAAGCCGATGGCACCGCGGCGAATATCGCGAGCCTTGTTTTCGAAGCGAAGATCGACATCATCAAGGTGCCGAACTTCATGGCAAGTCTGGCCAGCGAGGACTACAAGGCCAAGATCTTGGAGAGGTACACCCTCGCCAACACGGCCAAGGGCATCAACGGCACGCTGCTCCTCGATAAGGAAGAGGAATACGAGCAAAAATCGGCGTCATTCGCCACGTTGCCTGACGTGCTCGATCGCTTTCTGCAGATCGTCTCTGGCGCCGCCGATATCCCTGCGACGCGATTGCTAGGGCAGGCGCCCGCCGGCATGAACGCCACGGGCGAATCGGACTTGCGCAATTACTACGATCGCCTCTCCGCCATGCAGCAGGTCGAGATGACCCCGGCGATGCATCGCTTGGACGAGGCGCTGATCCGCTCCGCGCTCGGTTCCCGTCCCGTCGACGTCTACTATGAATGGGCGCCGCTTTGGGGAATGTCGGAGAAAGAAAAAGCCGACGTCTTCAAGACGAAGGCCGATGCGGCAAGGGCTTTGGCCGGTGGCAATGGTCAACCGCCACTCCTCCCGATCGATGCGCTCAGCGAGGCATTGGTCAACGCCTTTGTCGAGGACGGTTCGCTGCCAGGATTGGAAGCAGCCATCGAAGAATTCGGCACGCTCGCTGAGCAGGAGCCGAGCGAGGAAGAGCTTGGCGCTTCGGCGGCAAACCAGAATGCAGTTGTCCCGCCACAGCGGAAGGCAGCAAACGATGCCGAGCCGCGGACGCTGTACGTCCGCCGAGATGTCGTGAATGTCGCTGAGATCAAGGCGTGGGCGACAGCGCAGGGCATCCCCGACTTGGTCCCGGACCTTCACGTCACCATCGTGTACAGCCGGACACCCATCGACTGGATCAGGGCCGGCAATGCAAGCGAGTGGGGCAGCGACCAGGGCGGGACCCTCACCATTACACCAGGCGGCCCGCGCGTCGTTGAACCGCTTGGCAACATGACCGCCGCGCTGATGTTCGCCTCATCGCAGCTCTGCTGGCGGCATGAGGAGATCGTCAGGGCAGGGGCAAGCCACGATTTTGAGGAATACCAGCCGCACATCAGCCTGACGAAGGTGAAGGTCGACGTGGCAGCCATCGAGCCGTATCGCGGCAAGATCGTGCTGGGGCCGGAAGTGTTTGAGGAAGTGGAGGAAGGTTAGATCTTCTTCACTTCGATCCACCCTTCGTGACCGTCAATCTTTAGCATTCCTCGGCTGCCCGATGCGTCAAGAAACGCCTCTGGCCGGTATTGGTAGTTGTAGTCGTAAGCGTATCTGGATTGCTGCCAGGTTCCTCGGCCTTCAATCTCAAAAATCGCGCCACTCTTGTAGCCGCGACATGCTCCCTCGATCTGCACCCTGTCGGCCATTCTTCCCTCCATAACCGAGGCGATTTTAATGCAATTCACCGACGCTGTAACTGTCGCAGGGACGCGCCAGACCACCGACGGCTACCTTGTCGCCGAAGCGCGCGCCGTGCGCACCGGCATCCAGCTTTACGCCGGCCATGAGGTCGGCAAGCCCGGCCAGGACGTCGTGCGCGTTTACCGTGCTGCCGATCAGGTGTTTTCGACCGACAGCCTGCAGTCATTTTCCCACGCTCCGATCACTGTCGATCACCCCGACGAAGAGGTGACGGCCGAGAATTGGAAAGCCCTGTCCGTTGGCGAGGTTTCGACCGCCGCCAAGCAAGACGGCCATTGGGTGATGCTCCCTCTGATCCTGAAGGACGCGGCCGCCATCAAGTCGGTGGTCGATGGCAAGCGCGAGCTTTCCGCCGGCTACACCTGCGATCTCGATTTCACGGCCGGCGTAACCGCCGACGGCGAGGCCTACGACGCGCAGCAGCGCGGCATCAAGATCAACCACCTGGCGCTCGTAGATCGGGCCCGGGCCGGTTCAAAAGCTCGCATCGGAGATGCGGGACCATGGGGCGCCGCCCCGATTTCAACCACTGACAAGGAGACCATCACCATGAGTGATGCACTTCGCACTGTGGTCGTGGACGGACTGTCGGTGACCACCACCGATCAGGGCGCCCAGGCCATTTCCAAGCTTCTCAAGGATCTCGAATCCTCAGCCGCCAAGCTGGCCGACCTCGAGACGAAGCATCAGGCCGCACTCGCCGCCAAGGATGCTGATCTGGCGAAGGCCCACGCCGAACGTGACGCAGCCAACGCCAAGGTGCTTTCGGATGCCGACCTCGACAAGCGTGTCGCGGCCCGCGCCGACCTGATCACCAAGGCCAAGGCGATCGCCAAGGACGTCAAGACCGATGGTCTGTCCGACGGCGCCATCCGCAAGGCCGCTGTCACCGCCGCGCTCGGCGATGCCGCCGTCAAGGACAAGGCCGACGCCTACATCGACGCACGTTTCGACATCCTCGTCGAGGACGCCGCGAAGAACCGGCCCGATGCTTTCCGGGACGCTCTGAAGACCGGCATCCAACCCGTCGGCGATGCCGCCAACGTGAACGACGCCTATAACCAGATGCTGGAGCGTGACCGCAACGCCTGGCAGGGCAAGAAGGAGACCGCATAATGGCCATTCCCGCCGTCTCGTATAGCCGCGATACGCCCAGGGGCTATCCCGGCATGATCGCCACCACCGAACCGCATTTCATCACGTCCATGGTGGTGGCATCCGGCTCCGCTGATATCCCCTTCGGTCGTGGCGTCATCTATGGCTCTGTCGAGGACACTGTCGCTCTCCCGGCCGCCATCGGCAAATTCGCCGGCGTCGCTGTCGTGGATCGCACGATCCCGGCTGAGCAGGGCGAGTTCTACAAGGTCTACGACCAGATCAGCGTGATGAAGAATGGTTCGATCTGGGTCACGGCTCTTGTTGCCGTCGCTCAGGGCGATCCGGTCTACATGACACTGACCGGCACCTTCACCAACGTGTCCAATTCCAGCGCCAACCAGCTCATCGAAAATGCTGAGTGGGCCACGGTCACGTCCACCACCAACCAAATCGCCAAACTCCGCCTCGGCGTGACCAAGTAAGGGGAACACCACGATGTTCACGACCGACGCGCCCGCATTGGCGCTCAACTTCCTGCGCACCGCGCAGAACTACATCGAGCCGGGCATTTACGCTCGCCAGTACCCCGATTTCCAGTACCGGGAACTGGTGCCGGTCGATAACTCGGCTCCGGACTGGACCACGGCCATCGATTTCTTCTCCATGGGGGATGACGTCGGCGAGGCCCGTGAGTTCGCGCCGGACGGTGATGACATCAACTTTGTCGACTTCAAGCTCGACAGGGGCTCGAGCCGCGTCTTCATGGTCGGCATCGGCTACCGTTACAACCTTCAGGAGCTTGCCCATGCCCAGGCATATGGCATCCGCCTGACGGACGATCGCGCCGACGCCGCCCGCCGCAAGTACGAGCAGTTCGTCGACAATCTGGCCTTCCTTGGCCGCTCCAAGCTCGGCATGTCTGGTCTGATCAACACCGCCAGCGTCACGGCGCTGACGGCGGCGAACGGCGCCGGCGGGACCGCGACTTGGCCGACCAAGACCCCGGATGAGGTTGTTGCCGACTTCAACCGCGTTCTCGGCCTGATCTTCACGGAGTCCAATGGCATCGAGACGGCCGACACGATCCTGATCAGTCAGGACCGCTACAACTTCCTAATCGGGAAGCGTCTCGACGCGACGTCGGAAGTGAACCTGCTGGACTATGTCCTGCGGGCGAACGTCTACACGGCGCGCACCGGCCGCCCGCTGACGATCCGCGCAGTCTTCGGTCTGGAGACAGCCGGCAGCGGCAGCACCCAGCGTATGGTGGCCTACCGCCGTACGCCGGATGTCGTGAAGATGCACGTTCCGATGCCGCTGCGATGGCTGCAGGCCGAACAGCGGCTCCTGAAATTCGAGGTTCCCGGCATCTTCCGCACCGGCGGCGTGGAAGTGCGTCGCCCGGGCGCGATGCGCTACCTCGATGGAATTTGAGGAGGTCGACGTGACTAAGCAGATCACCCTCGAAAACACTCGTGCCGGTGGCTTCGGCCTCCCGACGGGACAGGTTGTGCCCGGTAACGGCTCCATCGTTGTGGAGCCCGAGATCTGGGAGGCTTCCAAGGACCACCCCGTTGTGAAGGCTATGGTCAACGATGGTCACCTGATCGTCGATGGCAAGGGCAAGAAAAAGCCCGCCATCGGCGATGACCGTGACGCAAACGGTGATACCGCGGAAATGGCGGAGATGCGCACGCGCTTCGATGCCTCTTTTGCCGCGCTGACAACCAAACTGCAGGTCGAGAAGGCCAAGGTCGCCGATTTGGAAGCGGAACTCGCCAAGCTGAAACAGAGCGGCATCGATGCCAAGTCGGCCACCGAGGTCCTCGCCATGGCCGACGGCAACTTCATGGCCTTCAAGTCGGCTGCCACGAAGTTGCTCGGGGACAAGACGCCGGACAAAAAGGCCGAGATCGTCGCGGCCCTCGAAGATCTGGCAACGAAGCCGGAGTAACAGCGAATGGCCGGCTACGGATCAGATGCCGCTCTCAAGGCGTATTGGGACGCGGCCGGCTATACCTATGCTGCGGATGCCCCGTTTGCAGCACTGAGGCAGCGGGGCAGCGCCTATCTCGATGGTACCTATGGCATGCGGTTCCCTGGCCAGCCGACTGGGGGCATTGCCCAGGAACGGGAATGGCCGCGCAGGGGCGCTACGGCATATGGCGCTACGCTGGCTTCCGACCTCGTCCCAACGAGGGTTGAGCAGGCCAGCTATGAGGCAGCCTACATCGAATTGAAGAAGCCTGGATCGCTGTCGATCTCATTCGACCCGGCGCAGCGTGTGAAACGCCAGAAGGTCGACGTCATCGAACGCGAGTTCTTCGAACCGGGTAACTACGGCAACGTGTGGGCGCCGAATGCGCCGGTGTCGAGCCTGATCGAAGGGCTTTTGGCGCCGCTGATCGGGCCTGTCTGGGGCGAGCCAGGCATCATGGTGGTGTAAGTGGTCTGATTTATTCGGCCGGCAACGTCGTTCTACGCGGCCGGTAGCGGACGGCCACCCGTAAGCAGATCTGGATAGCAGCTATTCCGAAGATGCCAGCGAGAGCCTTCAACGAGCCGTCTGAGATACGCGCGTGCCGTCCGGGGTCGAATATCTGCATCAACTCCAGTGTGGCCGCCACGAAGATCACGAGCGCGATCGTTCTTGCTGCACGGTTTGGAAAACCAAGGCCCAAGGCCAAACCGAACAGAAGATATGCAAGCGCGCGTTCGACGTTCGGATCGCCCACGTGGGGCCGCATTTGGATCGGCGACAGGGTGGCGAAGACGATGATTGCGAGCAAAACGAGCGCGGTGATGCGGGATATAGAAGTCATCGCCGCTGGTAAAGCGAATAAGCCGGCAAAACAATGACGGGCACATCCAATGGCCGACTTTTATGACGATATGGCTAATATGGCCGTCGCACTTCTCGGTGAGTTCAAGCAAGGCGCCGTGACGCTCAAGCGGGAAACGCCTGGCGTTGCCGATCCTGCCCAGCCGTGGGTGCCGGTCGAGCCGACAGTTGAGACATGGCCGCTCGATGCTGTGGTCCGCCGCGTTTCGCAGAAATACATCGACGGCACTTTGATCGTGGCGACCGATAATCAGATCACCTTTGCGGTGCCGGCCACCGTGCCCGCTATGACCGACACGCTCGTTATCGATTGCGCCGAGCACGCCATGAAAGACCTGCGGCCGATCCCGGCGGCGGGGACGCCAGTGGCTTACATCGCCTTCGTTGCGGGTTGACCGATGCTTCAGCGCCTCACGCCACGCCAGCGCTTCGATATCCTGGTCAGCCAGTTCGAGCCGGCTGTTCGCCAAGCCTTCATCGAAGCGATCGAAGACATCACCAGCAACATAGTCCTGCGCCGCATCGTTGAGCGGCTGGAGCGCGGCGATATCAACGGCGCGATCAGTGCTATGAACCTCGACGAGGCTGCATTCCGGCCGCTGGACGAAGCGATCAGGGCAGCGTTCAACGGCGGCGGCGTCGCGACTGTCGACGCAATGCCGGCGCTGCGCGATCCGAGCGGCCATCGCATCGTCGTCCGCTGGGACGCCCGAAACCTCGCCGCCGAACAGTGGCTGCAGACGCATTCGGCGAGATTGGTGACGGGGATTGTCTCCGATCAGAAGATCGCGATCCGCTCCGCTCTGGAAACGGGGCTGGCGCGCGGCGACAATCCGATCAAGACGGCTGTCGCTGTCGTAGGGCGCGTCTCGACTGTCACCGGTCGACGAGAAGGCGGATTGATCGGGCTCACCACAGTCCAAGGCGAGTATGTTGCCCGAGCACGCCAGGAACTGCTTTCCGGCGAACCCGACCAGTTGAGAAATTACCTCGCCAGGGGCCGCCGAGACAAGCGTTTCGATAAGACCGTGGTGGCCGCCATTGAAGCGGGGAAACCCGTCCCGGCGGCGATGGTTGACCGGATCACGGGCAGGTACGCCGATGGGCTGCTGAAGCTTCGGGCAGATACGATCGGGCTGCATGAAACGTTCGCCGCGCTCGGCGCTTCGAAAGACATCGCCTTCCGCCAGCAGATTGAGAAGGGAAGCCTTGGGGCCGATGCTGTCACGAAGGGCTGGAAGCACACGCCACAGAAGCACGGCAGGGAACAGCACGAGGCGATGCAAGGGCAGATGGTGCCTTTCGACCAGCCCTTCACCGCGCCGGACGGGACCGCCATCCAATACCCGCACGCGCCCGGCGTTCCGACCCGGCACACGCTGGGCTGCAAGTGCTTCGCTGAGTACAAGATTGATTTCGTAGCGCAACTGGTGCGGTGATGGCATCCTTCGCGGCCACTGTCGGAGCATGGGTGGCCGCCGTGCCTCTCGCCCTGGAGATGGTATTTAAGGAAAGCGCTCAGGAGTTGGTCAGCCAACTCGACCAGTTGCTAGCCGATGAGGTCTACGACAAGCCGGCGACACCCGGCTACAAGCGGACCGGCTTCCTTCGCGCGTCGTTGATGGCGTCAACCACGGCAATGCCGACGTTGAGCCGTGAAAACCCGGGCGCGCCGGTGCCCCCTGACCTCGGCGACGTGATCCTGGTCATCAATGGAGTCGATCTCGGCGACACGCTCTACCTCGGCTACACGGCCAACTATGCCGCCTTCGTCCACTATGGCGCACAGGGCAGGGCACCGCGCCCTTGGGTGACGATGGTGGCGCAGCGCTGGGTGATGATTGTCGAGGCCAAGGCGGCCGAGGTGAAGGCAAGGCTGGGGCTCTGACATGCCAAGTATCGAGACCAGCATTTGGCTCGCGCTGAAAGGCCGCGTGCAGAGCCTCACGCTCTCGCCCGCGTTGCCGATTGCGTGGCCGAACGAGGATTTCACCAAGCCGATCACCGGCTATCTCCGCGTCACCCACGTTCCGAACACCAATCGCCGACTGTTCATCGGCTCGACCGAACCGAACCAGCGTCTCGGCCTTCTCCAACTCGACGTGTTCAGCAAGAAGAACCAGGACGCGTCTGTCGGGACCGAGATAGCAGGGCAGGTCGCGGCCTGGTTCCCGATCGATCTGCGGATGATCTATGGCGCGATCTTGGCTCGCGTCACCGAGGCGCCTGTGGTCGCCCAAGCCATCGCTGATGACACGCATTGGCTCGTTCCAGTGACGATTTCCTACGAGTGTTTCGCCTGATCGCCCTTCGGCAAGGCGTCCCACAAAACTGAAAGGAGATAGGCGATGCCTATCAAAGTGTCTCCTGTTGCGGGCAGCCGCTTCTATATCGGTTCGGCTCCTGTGGATGTTCCCGATGTCGATGTCACCGAGGCCGATTTCGCCGCGGTAACATGGATCGAGGTTGGCCAGTACGAGACCATGGGCAATTCCGGCGACGCTGCCCAGGGCAACACGGTCAACCTGCTCAATCGCCGCCGTACCTACAATTGGAAGGGTTCGCGGCAGGCTCCGCAGCGGTCCGACAACTTCGCCCTCAACACGGCCGATCCGGGCCAGCTCGCGATGATCGCTGCCGAACAGACGGACTACAACTATCCGTTCAAGGTCGAACTCAATGGCGCCCCGACGCCGAAGTCGGCCGCCGCCACGATCACCATCGCCTCGCCTGGCGTCGTGACGTTCACCGGCCACGGGCTTGCCGCCAACACGGCTGTCAAGTTCTCCACGACCGGGGCTTTGCCGACCGGCCTGACCGCCGGCACGACCTACTACGTCAAGACGGTCCTCGACGCCGATACCTTCACAGTCGCCACTTCGAAGGGCGGCACCGCGATCGTCACGACCGGCTCGCAGTCGGGCGTGCACACCGCGACGACCGTCCCTGCCGGCCCGCAACGGCTGTTCATGGGCCAGGTCGCCGGCGCAGAGGAAGGCATGGGCGGCGCCAACAACGCACAGATGCTGAACTGCACAGTGCTGCCCAACACCAACTACGTCCGCGTCGCGGCGCTCGGGTAACAGGAGGCGAAGATGAAGATCACGAACATCGGCAAAGAGGCGCACAAGCTGTCTCACAACGGGCAGGAATTCCTTCTGGCGCCCGGCAACTTCATCGAGCTCGACCTCACCAAGGCCGAAGCGTCGGCCATCCCGGCCCCATTCGAAGCGACCGGCATCCCGATCAAGGCGCCCAAGGTCGAAGTGGAGAAAAAGGCATGAGCAAGCCAGCATTGGGCGCCGGAAACGTCGAGATCGAGCTCGATGGAGAGACCGTCGTGCTCCGCCCATCATTGATGGCTGCGCAGGCCATTTCTCGCCAGAGCGGCGGCATCTCCAGCGCCGTTCGTGCCGTCGGCAACTACGATTTCGACGTGATCGTGTCGGTCGTGGCGCTCGGCCTCGGCGCGACAGGCCAGGATGCTAAGTCCATTCCCGAAAAGGTATGGCGCACGGGTCTGACCGATCTTGTCGGGCCGATCTCGACCTACCTGACCATCATCGCCAATGGCGGGCGCCCGATGTCGGGAGGAGAGGAAGCTGCGGACCCTCAGAAGTCCGCGTAAGCCTGGCTGAATATTACGACGATCTGGCCGAGAAAGCCCTTGGCTGGCTCGGCTGGACCGAAGAGCAGACGCTTAGGGCCGACGTGAACGCTATCCTGGTCGGCCTTGATGGGCGAGGCGACATGATCAATTCCGTCCTTCGTGCCGTGTTCGGCGAAGATCCCAAGCCTGCAATCGAAGTCACCGCTCAACCAATAACCGAGGACTATTTCGATGCAATGTTCGCGGTGCAATGAGGTGATGCGGTGACCGTTGCCAATCTGGGTCTGGCTGTCGACTCGTCTCAGGCTGTCACGGCGGAGACAAACCTCGACAAACTGACGGCGGCGTCTGCGAAGGCTGAGGCGGCGCAGAAGCGGCTACAATCCGCATCGGCGGGCTCCAATGCGGCGCTAGCCAAGATCGCGGCCGGCGTCGACCAGGCCAATGCCACGCTCCTCAAGCTGGCCAACATTGCGGAGGGAAGCAATGCGTCCCTGATCAAGCTCGTTGCCACTGCGGAGAAGACCAACACCACTCTGGCCAGCATGGGCTCGGGCTCGGCACAGGTCGTCTCTGGTATTGGCCGAGTTGCCCCAGCAGTAGACAAGTCGACCAAAGCGCTCAACGACAACGCGAACGCGGCCCGGCTGACCTCGAACCAGATGCTCAACCTGTCTCGGCAGGGCAACGACGTCATCACGATGTTCGCTTTGGGTGCATCACCTGTGCAGATTTTTGCCTCCCAGATTGGTCAGGTTTACGACGCGCTGGAAAGCGGACCTACAGGGTTGAGGGGCTCGCTGAAGGCTGTAGCGGCCGGGGCGAAAACTGCCGGGCAGGCGCTTCTCGCATTCTTGGTTACGCCTGCTGGTCTCGCTGCTGGCGCTGGCGTAGCGGCTGTTGTCGGGCTCGCTACCTACATCATCTCGACGCGCAAGGAAGTGAAGAGCCTCGACGACCTGTTGAAGGATCATGCCTCCGTTTTGCGCGGGATCGGCGACATCTATGGATCGATTGCCGATAAGGCTAAGAGCGCCTTCTCCGTCTCGAACCTGAACAGTCTGCAATTGCTGTCGTCTGCGACGCAGGCCGGGCTAAAAATTCAGATTGCCAATCAGACACGCGGGTCGTTCGGCGACATCCTGATTGACCGGGGCGGCGGCGGGTCAGGCAATCAATTCGGACCGCAAAATGTAGTTTCGTCGGAGTTCAAGCCATTCGCGGATGCTATTGATTATCTCCGGAAAACAGCCCGCGAGGGAACGCCCGATATCATCGGCTTCCGCAAGATGGTCGAGGACAAGTGGGCGCTTGACCCGAATAATGGCGCGTTGACGGAATCGGCCGGCAAGCTGATCGATCTGACCAAGGACGCGGATGCCGCAGCACGCGCGCTGAAGCAACTGCAGATCGCACAGGACGCGCTTGCAAAGAGCGTGGGTCCGGGCGGCTTGCCGCTTCGCCGTGGTTCTCTCAGCACCGAAGACATGAGCTCGCTCGACCGATACAACGCCGCCGGGGCTGTTTCCGCCTCCCGGGCTCAACAGGCCTTCGACGCGCAGCGGCAGGGGCTTTATGCTCGCTCGCCAGCCGAACTGGCCGCAGCGGCGCGGGCCCAGGCTGGCGCTCAGTACAATGACAACGAAAACCCGGCCGAGCGCGCGCGCCGTATCGACATGGCCGGCCAGCAGGCCGCCTTGGCCGCTCAGCATGCCTTGGACGAGGCGCAGAAGGATAGGAAGCGCTCCCTCGACGCAACGCTTGCTTCGCAGCAACTCGACCTTGATCTGATCGGCAAAACGACCGGCGCGGCCGAAGCCATGCGGATGCAGTTCCAGTTGACGCAACAGCTTCGCGAGGAAGCGGCACGAAACAATGTCCCCGTCGATCAACAGGAACTGGAGCTGATCAAGCAGAAGGCCGACGCCTACGGGAAGATGGCTGACCAGATCGCTCGGGCGCAACTGGGCAATGATCTGGCCTTTGAGCGCTCGCAGCAATTCCTGTCGGCAGGCGACCAGCAGATCGCGTCCCGCCTCCGCAACACCGGCATCGGCATGGATTCGCCTGAAGCGCAGCAGATGCGCGACGCTACCAAGTTCGCTGATGCGAAAGGGTTGGCAGTCGGGTTCCTGTCCGGCTTCAAATCGGAACTGCTGAGCAGCGGCGGGAATATAGGCAAGGCGCTGGGCACGTCGATCCTGAACGCTCTGACCAACTCGATGGACAAGGCTTGGAGCAATATTTTCGACCGTTTGGCGACGGCGTTCGCGTCGGCGCTGACGGGGCAAATGCCAGGCGGCGGTGGTGTTGCATCGGCGGGAGCCGGCGTGGTCGGCTCCCTGTTTGGTGGTGCGAACGACAACTACGCACCAGGTGCCGTCACGCGCGCGCCACTCGCCGCCGTCGGTGGCGATGGCATGTCAGCGTATGCCGCTGCGATCCGGTCGATAGAAAGCGCGGGGAGTGGCGGTTATTCCGCCCTCGGCCCCATGCTGAAAAATGGCAACCAGGCGCTTGGCGCCTACCAGGTCATGAGGAGCAATCTGCCGTCATGGTCGAAAGAGACCTTCGGTGAGGTAATGTCGCCGAAAGACTTCCTGTCCAATTCGGGCGCACAGGATGCGGTTTTCGAAAAGCAGTTCGGCAAATACCTGTCCAAGTATGGCAATCCGCAGGATGCCGCGTCGGCATGGTTCACTGGCGGACCCCTGTCCACCGGCGCCAATGCCAAGGATGTTTTGGGCACGTCGGGATCGGTCTATGTCGACAAATTCAACGCTGCCGTCGCCAAGGCGTCTGACAGTCTCGGCGGTCTTGACAGCACCGTCACTAACACCGTTCAGAGCCTGGCGGGTGGCCTTGGCGGGAAGGGCGGTCTGGCTTCGATCCTCCATGGTCTGAAGCCGGAGAATTTCCAGGCGAACACCACCCTGTCGGACATCCTCGGATATTCCGGCGGGGGCGCCTCGTCGGGCTCTTCTGGCGGCGGTCTCCTCGGCACACTCCTCGGCTTCCTTCCGAAGCTCTTCGGCTTCGCCGACGGCACCGAAAGTGCTCCAGCGGGATGGGCATGGGTCGGCGAACGCGGTCCGGAGTTGCGCAAGCTGCGCGCCGGCGACGTCATTCGGAGCAACCCGCGCTCCATGCAGATGGCGGCCAACGGAAATGGCCAGTCGTCGACGCCGCCGAAGGTGGACCTGCATGTCCACGTCAATGGTGCCAGCGGAGACGAGCACGTTCGCATGCTGGCCAAGCAGGGCGCCCAGGAAGCGATCGGCGAGTATCACCAAGGGCAGGTTAACGGCGGCTTTGGTGAGACCCAGCGTCGCTATACGTCACAGAAGGGTTGAGCGATGGGGCGCTACACGGATCTCCCTACGCTGGACGTCGACTTTCTTAAGCCTACGAAAATGTCATTCGATACCAAGGGTGGCGGTTTGGAAGGCGGCCGCAATGGTCTCGGGGAATCTGTCACGATCGAGACCAGCGGCGGCGGGGTGTTGGTTGGCTCCTATGATGGCTGCGTCGTCAAAGATCGAGAGCAGCACGAATACATCAACTGGATCGCGGCGCGCATGAACAGCTCTGTCCGGTTTATGAATGTGCCGATCATTTCCGATTGGATGGGGCCTTTCCCGCTCAATGCGGGAGGTATCCCGCAGCCTGTCATATCAGGCATCCCACATTCCGACGGAGCGCTGTTTTCCGATGGTGCCGGTTACAGCCAGACGACGGTGATTGCCAATATGGATGCCGCCGCGCTCAATGCCGGAAAGGTCACGCTTCGAATCTATGGCGCCGCCCGCAATTTGCGCTGGTCCGACTGGTTCTCCATCTACCATCCAAACAAGGGTTGGCGCGCCTATCGCCAATGGGATCATACTGACCCTGTCCCGGCCTTTGAGACGATCGATGGCGTGGCGCGCTCCGGCCAGCGCTACACGCTGTCGCTCGATCGTCCGCTGCGCGAGGCGGTGGTTCAGGGAACCCGGGTCGAATTCGCGCGGCCCCGCTGCGTCATGAAATTCCCGGCCAGTTTCTCGCTGGCATGGGAGGCCGAAGGCTGGTGGCAGTCATCGCCGACACTCCAATTCGTCGAGGGCTTCTGAACATGGCCTGGCAGGACCTTGTCGGCTCCTACCGGCTGCAATATGTGCCGCAATCCGTTCTCGACCGCATGGCGTCGAGCCATACGCTCGGCATCTTCTTTCGGCTCGACACGGATCCCGGCCTGCATATCTGGGCCGGCGTCAATGACATCCCGGCCGGCTTCGACAGCCTCGATGAGAACGGCACGGTCTATCTCGGCGGCGGCCGGCTGCTCAACATCCCAACGCTCGAGGTGCTGGTCAACGGACAGAGCTCCAGTGTCGAGTTCGGCATTTCCGGCATCGATCCGGATACCGCGGCGAAGGTCCTCGACACCATGCCCGATGTTCGCGGCAAGGATCTGAAGATCGGCATCACGACGCTTGACGAATACTACCAGCCCACAGGCCCGATTATCGCGCTATGGACGGGAACGGCATCGCATCCGACGGAATCGAGCCCGGCAGTGTCCGGCACTGAAAACCCCGCCACCACCATCACCCTCGCCACTGTATCGGGCAACAACACAAGGTCGCGGGCGTCGTTGGTGCTGTGGTCGGGGCCACACCAGAAGGCGATGTATCCGACAGACAAATTCTGCGACGGCACCGCGCGTCTGGCGCGCGGCGTCGCACCGGCCTGGCCGAATTACTGAGATAAATGCTCTGACGGGCGATGGAGGTCAGACGCTTTGGTCGCTGGATACCGATCGTAAAACTTCAAGATCATGCGGACCCGATTGGGCGACAATCCGATCTTTCTAGCAATCTCTGCGGCAGAATTGCCGGCTGCCTTCATCGACAGGATTTCGGCGTTCCGCTGGACCTTCCTGGTCGACATCTCGCTTCTCCTATTTGGCAACTGAAAGTATAACGCATGACGCTGGAAGAATACATCCGGCTTCCGCATCGCTGGCAGTGGGGTCACGCAGACTGCACGCTGTTCGCGGCCGACTGGGTTGTCGCCGCGACCGGCAAGGATCCGGGTGCTGAATTGCGCGGCACCTATTTCGACGCGGATACTGCTGCTGCCATCCTGCGCGTCTCTGGTGGCGCCGAACGGCTTGTCGGCGCGAAACTCTCCGCGCTCGGCTTCCATCGTATCCAGGCGCCGTGTGACGGCGATATCGGAATGGTCCTGGCCATGACCGGTTTCGACGCCGCCGGCGCCAGGGTCCAGGAAATCCCGGCCATCCGTTTCGGCCCGCTCTGGGCCGTCATGTCGGCGCGCGGCGTCATGGTCAAGCATCTCGATTGGACTGGCGTGGCATGGCGCATAGCGTGAACCCGTTCGATGATGCGCTGCGCCATGCGCTGGCGAAAGCGTCGCGCAAGGGCACTTACAATCCCGGCATCGGCGCCTTTGAGACGGCTACGACGCAGGAGATCGTCGCCAGCGGATGGAGCGGCGAATATCGCTGGCCGGTTCACCGCGACCCGATCTTCACGCCGATCTTCACCGCAATTCTGGGCAGCGGCGGCTTTACGCTTTTCGGCGCGACCATCTCCTACGCGGCGATCGCCTCGGCGATCGTCACCACGGCGATCGTCGCCGGCGTGCAATATCTTCTGACGCCCAAGCCGCCGAAACCGGAGGATGGCCGCGCGCCGCTGACACAGCCTATTCCATACCGGTTCTGGGGCGTGGGTGAAGCCCGGCTGGCGGGCGCAATGATGCTGTGGGAAGCGCTCGACAACAAGATGTATTCGGTGCAGGCGATCGTCGGGCATCGCATCAATGCCTTCACCGGCTACTATCTGAACGACGACAAGGTCACTCTCAGCGGCAACCGCGTCGTCAGCCCGGACGGAAAGCGCTACGGCAATGACACCCGTGAATGGGTGATGATCTACAGCCGCCTAGGCCTTACCCCAGAGACGGCGATTTCAGAATTTGTCACGCCGCTGTCGGGCCAGGGCATATGGACCAGCAATCACAGAGGAGACGGGCAGGCCTCGGTCGGCATGCTCTGCACGAGCCCGAATGTCGAATATTTCCAGCAGTTCTTCCCTTATGGCAAGCCGGCCCTCTCCGTGGTCGCGCAGCTCGCGCTGGTCTGGGATTTCCGCAACCCGTCGCAAAGTCCTGAAGACCCGTCGACCTGGTCCTTCTCTCGCAATCCGATCCTCCATCTCGCCTGGCACGAGTGCTTCAACCCATTCGGCACCAAGCGCGATTTTCGCAAGGCGCTGCTGCCCGTGCTCGACATGTGGCAGGAGGAAGCCGATGTCTGCGACGAGGCCGTACCGCGGGCTTCCGGCGGAACCGAAAAACGCTACGAATGCGGCGGCTTCGACACCACCGAGCGCGATCCGAAGAGCGGCACCAATGCCATCCTGGCGACATGCGACGGCTGGATGTGCGAGCGCGGCGATGGCGCCTTGCTTGTCGTCGCCGGCAAGTTTCGCGAAAAATATGTCGCCACGCTGACCGATGCCGACATTGTCGGCCACACCGTGCAGCATGACGTGTTGCCGGAAGAAGAGGTCAATCAGTTCATCCCGAAATTCACCTATCCGGCGACCGACTATACGACGACGGATACCGACTATTTCGAGGATACCGCAGCGCAGATCGCGGCTGGGCGTGTGCTGCCGCAGGACGGGAATTACATCTGGTGCCAGCAATGGCGCCAGGCGCGCCGGCTGGGCAAGCGGGAATTTGCCCGTGCGCGGGCCAAGAAGCGCGGCACGCTCGACATCAGGTTCACGGGCATCAATGCCATCTACGCGCCGTGGGTCCGGCTGAGCACGCCGCGGCGGTTGCCGTCGCTCAACGGCAAACTGATCAACAACAGGCGGTCCGTCCTGTCGGTGTCGCGCGGCGGCTTCCAGATGACCTTTGTGATGATGCCCGACGATATCGACGCCTGGGACCCGGCGAGCGATGAGGGATCGGCGCCGCCTGTACCGCCAAAGCCGGTCTCGGCCGGCATCCCGACCCCGATCATCGACACAGCCGTGGCTGTCTCGGGGGGCGGCACTGTCTACGTCCGCGTCGTGTTGATCGATCCGAACCGGGTGGATGTCACGCCGGTTGTTCACTACCGGATATCGGACATTGGCGGGGGCGTTCACGGCGCATGGGTTGAACAGAAGTTCCCTGGCGCGACACCGTCGGCCGGCCTCATCGTGGTCAACACCAATCCGGTGCCATCCAACAATTCGATCGACGTTCAGGCCGCCTATATCGGCGCCAACAACAGCTATGGCACGTGGACAAGCACGGTGACGCTGGTCTCGACGGTCGACACGGTGCCGCCAGCCGCCGTCACCAGCGTGGTCGCTACGGGCGGCGTCGGCCAGGTCGCGCTCACCTGGAACACGCCGAATTCCGGCAACTATGTCGCCACCAACATCAGGCGCAACACCGTGAACAATGAGGGCACCGCGACCCTCGTTCGCACGGAATACGGTGCACCGTCATCGGCCGATGCCTGGACGGACACCGGGCGCGCGGCCGGGACCTATTACTATTGGCTGCGCTCGGCGAACGGATCCGGTGTCGAGAGCACCACAAGCGTCGCCACCGGACCGAAAGTCGTTACCTAAAACCCCCACCCGATTCATCTTCATTGCCCTGCCATTCCCGGTGGGTCTCCAGTCCAGGAGCACTTTCATATGCCCGAATTGATGAACACGATCATGGCCGACGGGCCGTCTTCCAATCCGGCGCAGCCGATCAAGGCGCAGATGCGGGCATGGGGCACGTGGGTCGAGGACATCATCACCGCCTTTCTGTCGAATGGCGGCCTGATCTACGACACCAGGACGCATCTCGATGCCGATCTGCTGCACGATTCCAACTCGATAGCGTGGGTGCTGGGCGATGCCACAGTCGCCAACAATGGCATCTATCGCAAGATCGGCGCGTCTGGGACCGGATCGTGGACGCGCGTCGCCGATCTGCCTTATTCCTTCATCATGGCATCGGATGCCGGCGCCGGATCGCCGAATGCCATCGTGGCGACATCAAGCATTCCGGTGCCTGCCGCTGACGGCGGTGCGCTGATCGTCTTCAGTGTCTTCGAGGCCAACACCGCCTTGCCCGTGACGGTCGCCTTCAACGGGGGCACGCCGCTGACCATCAAGACCAGCTCCGGCGCCAACGTCGTCGCTGGCGGCCTCGTCGCTGGCATGGTTATCGCTGGATACAAATCCGGTGCGACGTTCCGTCTGCTGACGGACCAGGTCAGCGCGGCGATTCAGGCAGCGGCGGAAGCTGCGGCGACGAGGGCCGAGCTGGCCGCCGCATCTGTCGACAAGGCGGCAACGGGAAGATTCTCCACCGAATTCGGGTTTGTCGATGATGGGGCTACGAACAACGATGCGGCTTGGGTCGCGGCAAAGGCCGCGCTCACCCATGGTGAACGCCTGGTCATGGTCAAGAAGGTCACTGGTATTTTCTACTTCGCGACAACCAGCGACTTCACCGGCGTCCCGATCGATGCTACAGCCAACCCGACGTTCACTGGTCCGAACGTCTACAACGACAGGACGCAAGCCCAGAAAGTTGCCAACGACCCCGCCGTGACCGTAGTCGGGACAGGCGAACTACTGTTCAACAGCACAGCGCTTCTAACCACCTTCCAGCATCACGCCGAGCCGGTGGACAAGTTCGACTTCCTCACCGATGGCGACGTGGCTTATGACGAACCGACCGTGGTGGACATGAACACCGCCACGATGTTGAAATTTGCCTGGCCGAACGGCAACACCACCTCGGCGGCGGCAACCGGCATCTCCAAGGCCACCAACCTCATTAACATCGACTGGTCGACGGCGGACCTTACCACTCTGATCTTTGCCGGGATCGTGCCCGAGCCGGGGTGCCAATACTCATGGGTTTGCGGCTACAATGCCGCGGATACCGGGTATGTCGTGCTGGCCTATGAGGGCGGCTATCACGCTGTCTATGCGGCTGTCGGCGGCGACATGGTCCATAAGAAGCTTACCGCCGCCGCTACCTTCACGGAAACCTCTGTGTTCTCTTTCGGCGATGGCCTCGCGGCGCAGACGGAAGCCGGGTACACGCTCACCAAGGCGTCGATGACCGTCGATATGCTGACACCGACCAAGTACGCCATTGGTATGAATGGCGTGATCATCGCCAGTGGCGAACTGGCTAAGCCTGCGCTGTACATCGGTCCCGGCGTTTACCGCCCTGCGGCGGGCGCGCAAGTGTCCAACTTTCAGAACATCATCAAGACCCGCAACCCGACGCGGCTGGCTCCGCGTCCTGTCCGCGCGCTGTTCGTCGGCGATAGCAAGATGGACGACATAATGATCGGCTGGCCGCGTGACATCGCGCGCGTCATGCAGGGCTCGATGGGCACGCAATGGGAGAGCAGCAAGAATATTGCGCTGGCTGGCGCTACCCTTGCCGATCAGCTTACGGCCATCCTGGCGCAAGTCATGACCGGCTATACGGACGTGTTCATTGGTCTCGGTACCAACGACACACAGGTCGGCACGGCGTCTTCAACCTTCGCCACCAACTTCGCCCTGATGCTCGATCAGGCGCTTATCGCCGGAGCAAAGGTGACGGTCCTTCTTACTCCGGCGTTCTACGATCGCGCCAACGCGGTGACCTACGGCGGCTTGGGGCAAAACTCGGGTGGTAGCTCGGCCGTGCCGGTCTATCGTGAGATCATCCGCCGCGTGGTCGCTACATACCGGGACGCTGGCAAGGCTGTGGCGATCGTTGACGCGGGCAAGATACTTGGGCCGACAATCGCCCGATACCTGACATGGAACGCGGATCAAAACCGCGTCGACCTCAACGTTCTGGACAACATTCACGAAACCCGAAGTGCGCGCACCAAGATCGCGCACGCATGCGCAAGGGCCGCATATGGCCTGTCGTCTCCCAAGCGTACCAGCGGCGTCAAGACCATGCTCGCGCTGACCTCTGTCGGCGGCACGGTGGCGGCGGCTGCGACAGCCTACCTCGGCTCCTACGCTGCGGCGGCCGCGCTCTCGTCGGCCATCACGATCCCCTACGCTGGCGTTGCCAAGAACCTGCGGTGTCTGGCTAGCGTGGTGCCTGGCGCTGGACAGTCCTACACCTATACGCTGATGGTGAACGGCGTAGCGACGATCCTTACATGCGTAACCGGGGCGGCGGTCCTTGTCGGGGCTGATACCCTGAACATGGTAGCCGTGGCGGCTGGCGCAAGCCTGTCCGTGCGGGTGGTGAACTCCGCGACAGGCGCGGTTGCAACTCATCAGTGCACCGTCGAGATCGATCCGACTTAGGCGGCGCGCCATTGCCGCCTAACTCATTCGCTGCTATCCAGCCGCGATGCTCTATCAGAACATCCAGGGGCTCCGCGCCGTCGCGGCTTTGATGGTTGTATGCGCCCATTTTTATTATTCGCCGTGGGTGCAGCCCGTTATCAACGCCGTGGGACCTGGCGGCGTCGACGTTTTCTTTGTGATCTCTGGCTTCGTGGTTTTCTTGTCCGCCGCCAGAATCGGCAAGAAAGCCGCCGTCGTTGGACGGTGGCGCGCGTTCAGGGAGTTCGCGGTGAAGCGGGTATTCCGGATTTACCCGGTCTATTGGGTGGCGTTTGCCGTCGCCTCGATAGTGCTTTTGACAACCACGGTTTCGCTTGCCCCGGCGGATTTGGCGCAAAAGCCTTGGTGGAAACTGTTCCTGCTCATCGCCCAACCGAACAACCGAATCCTGGCAGCGTGGACGCTTCAATACGAGATGATTTTCTACAGCGTTTGCGCGCTGGCAATCTTGCTTTTCCCGCGCCGAGTTCTGATCGTGCTGGCTGCTTGGTTCGCGATTGTTTTCGCTATATGGGCCGCCGGAATTAGCTGGCATTCGTACTACGTCGTACCGGCGATCTACTTCTTTATCCCGGTCGTTTTGGAGTTCTTTTTCGGCATCGTGGTTGCGTTGATGGCTGAGCGGAAGATCGCTGGCTACGCATTTTCATCGGTGGTCGCTGGGGTGTGCGGGCTTCTCTTCGGTGCGTATGTTCTGAGCCAAAATGGTGGGTATGCCGCGTCATCCATGTGGCGCACCCTGTGCATCGGGCTGCCGAGCGCCTTCATCGCATATGGGCTTATTGCCTTAGAAATCCGGCAGAGGTGGACGTTTCCCAAGGCGTTGGTCAAACTGGGGGACGCCTCTTATTCCCTGTACTTATGGCACCAGATGCTGTTCGCAGTGATGGCTGCCGTGTGGGTGAAGTTGGGGATCGCTGGTGGCCTGCCTTTAAGGCTCGTATCAATTCCGATAGCGATTGCCTTGGGCGTGGCAAGCTACCGTCTGATCGAACGTCCCATTTACAAATCGAAATGGGTTGCTCGGCTGGCCGGCACAGTGAGAAAGCCTTCTATCGCGCCGAGTGCATCTCTGGTTGTAGATTACTCCCACCAAGATGCAGGAGCGGCCCCAATCAAGTCGGGGTAGTGGTCGGCCTCGTCCGGTTTCATTTTCCGATACTCCCAGGCGGTGCCGGTCCAGCGGGCTATTTTATCCTTGATTTCCGCGCCATCATCCCGTTTGGACATAGTCGCTAGGGGTGTAGTAGTTCGCCGTCCTTGCTGATGCCTTGGTGGTCATCACGGAGAAAAACACCAATACGGCTAAGGCGGCCGCAACCCCGGCGGTTATCCGCTCAGTCTTATTTGGCGTGTTTGGCGTGAACATTTCGCCTAGTTCGCCTTCCGCAGTGCGCCGAGAACCACATCAGCATCGCCCTGATCGCCGCTGTTCGTCACAATCCAGACGCCATCAACAACCACCAGCCGGCCGCCGTCATAGGTGTTGATCTCGGATGACCGCAAGGCCTTGGCCTGAATGCTGGCGCTCGCCTTCGGCGAAGGCATGTTGAGATAGGTCACGTCTCCCATTGGCCCATCATTGTCGGCGGCTGGTCCGCTGAGGTCCAGCCGGATTTGATCCGGCAGTTCGTCATTGTCCGGCTTCCTCGCCATCGCATCGGTCTCCTTCAGGGCCGGCCACCATAGCCAAAATCCGCAACCAAACAACCTGCCCGTGAGGGCGGAAAGGAACTGTCATGAACCGTAACTTCGCGAGCCAGCTCGCAAAACTATGCCCGAATGCCTCCAAGGCGATTGTCGCCGGCATCGTCGACAATGCCGATCTGCTTGACCGGGCCGGCATCAACACACCGATCCGTGCGCGTCAGTTCATCGCCCGCGTCTGCGTCGAAACCAACGGCCTTCGCGCGCTCGAGGAGAACCTGAACTATTCCGCAGCGCGTGCACGCGAGGTATGGCCGTCGCGGTTCAAGACCATCGCTGCCGCGAAGCCCTTCGAGCACAACCCGGCGAAGCTCGCGGAGAAGGTCTATGGCGGCCGGCTTGGCAACTCCGCTGCCGGCGACGGCTGGAGATATCGGGGATCGGGCCTGCTGCAGAACACCGGCCGGGAGAACTTCGCCGAGGTCGAGGCCGCCACCGGATTGCCCGTCATCGCCAATCCGGACCTTTTGCGCAGCTTCCCTGGAGCGTTGCAGGCGGCAACGATTTACTGGAGCAAGCGCAACATCAATGCTCTGGCCGACAGGAACGACACAACCGCAGTCTGCAGGGCTGTGAATGGCGGCACGACTGGGCTTGCCGACCAGAAGGCCTGGCTGGCCAAGGCGGCAAAAATCTGGCCAGACGGCTCACAGATCGTGTTCCCGACCGCGCCGGCGCCAGTCGCCCCGGCTAAGCCGGATCCTGCGCCCGTCGACCAGGCGGCCGCGCCGGCCGTCGCCAAGGATACGATCGCGCGCGTCCAGCAGCAGCTCAAGGATCTCGGCTATACCGAGGTCGGCGGCGTCGACGGCAAGACTGGAACGATGACCGCGACGGCCATCCGTGCCTTCCGCGCCGAGAATGGCTTGCCGGCCGGCGACGGCATCGATGACGATCTGCTGCTCGCCCTGCAGAAGGCCAAGCCGCGCGTGCTGGCGCCGGCGCGCACCGACGCCACGCCCGACGTGGTGCGGGAGAAAGTTCCGGAAGTGCGCACAAACTGGCTTGCCAAGGTTGGCGCATTCTTCACCGGCATCGCGGCGCTGGTCGGCAGCTTCTTCGACGGCGTCATCGGCAATCTGGGTGCGGCCAGCGGCTATATCCAGCCGGTGAAGGAAGCCGCCGGCGACGTGCCTGGGTGGGTCTGGATGCTGACGATCGCTGTCGTCGCCGGCGGGCTCTACTTCGTTGCCCGGCATGGTGAGGCCAAGGGCGTCGAGGCGTTCCAGACCGGGGCGCGCCGATGATGGGCGCGATCATAACTGTGGTTGCGCGGCTCGTCGGCGTGCCGCCTCCGTTCGCCGGCATCATCGCATGGGCGGCCCTGGCCTTGGTCGCCTCGAGCACGGTGCTCGGCGGCTACAAACTCATCAAGCATTGGGGCGCCGACGAAGTCCGCGCCAAGATCGAAAAGGAGAACACCGATGCAATCCAAAAGGGCGTTGACGCTCGCATGTCTCTTGACGAGTGCCTTGACGCTGGCGGCGTGTACGACTTCGGGCGTCAGCGGTGTAACGCCGCTACGCTCGGCCCTCGGTAACAGCCTCGCCGGGGCGCAGGGCAAGACGGTTGCCGATCAGAACAAGATCGACCGCACCATTGCGCCTGGCTGCGCGGTCAAGCTGTACACTCGCGCGGAATGCGATCGGCATACGAAGGCGAGCGCCGCGCGCAGGGCCGAGCTGAAGACATGATCATCCTGCGAATAGCCGGCGGCATCCGCGAGCATTTCGGGATGCGTGTCACGGAATGGATCATGACTGGCACGCTGTTCGGCTGGTCTGCCGTGCTGGCGGGTGACCCCTCGACCTTCTCGACCGCGCGCTCGTTCGCGGTTATCGCCAGCTACGGCAATGAGGCGATGTGGGCGAACATCTGCCTGTTCGCCGGCCTGTTGCGCCTGGGCGCGCTCACAGTGAACGGCACCTTCCGCCAATTCCGGTTCTCGCCCCATCTGCGGGCGGGCGCCTCGATCGCGTCTTGCGTGTTCTGGGGGCAGATCGCCCTCGGCGTTCTGATTGCCTGGCTGACCCTTGGCGGCGGCGGCACCGGCGTGATCGCCTATACGACCTTCGTGGCGATCGAGATGTGGAACCTCTTTCGAGCATGGGCTGATGTCGGTGCTGGCCATCGGAGGCTTTGATGATCTTCGGCATACCGGCGGAGCAGCTTGTTCCGTTCGCAAACTTCATCGGCCTCGGCCTACTCGGTGTGCTTGCCGCCTTCGGACTCGGATACGGACGCAAGAACGCGACGCCGGCGGAGCGCCAGGTCGAGGTGGCGGGGGCGCTGGTCGACAACACGGCCGTCAAGGCGCTCGCCGCCGCCATCGAGGGCTACACTATGGAAGCCATCGCCCATCGCGCCGACGCCGAGAAACAGCGGCAGGTCAGCTACCGCGTAATCGAGGTCGCCAACCGGGCCGTCGATGAGATTGCCGAGCTGCGCCGCGAGATCGGCGACCTGGCCAAGGAAGTGGCACGGGGGAAATAGCAGACGGCTACTTGCCAGTCCAAGTCGTCACCATGAGGTCGGACGTAACTGTTTTGGTTCTCTCTATGTCCATTAGACGTTTTTTATTCAGAAAGGATGTGTGCCACGTCGCTTTGTTTATCTCGGCAAGAATCTGCGCGGAACTTCATCCCTCACCGCCCGTTAACCATGCAGTGGTCGATTCTTCAGGATGTAGCCACACACAAGAAAAGCCCGTCGTGATGGCCTCGTGGCGGGCTTTTCCGTTTCATAGCGGCACAGTTCGCATTGGCACCGAAATTGCACCTTCTATCTCTGCTTGGGCCACCAACGCCCGAGCAGTCCCATACCCAAGGGACGCCCGCCGCTGCCGTGAATGGGGCGGCGGGCAATTTGCGGAGCGGACAAACAAGAAGAGCCCGTCACGGTGGGGGGCTTTTATTTTGGTGATTGACCAGGGAAGAGTATGACCTTGGCGCTTTCCTCAGGCTCCAGTGCCTGGTGCCCCGGCTCCTCGTGCCAGAACACCTGACGCAGGTCGCGCTGGTCTACCTTCTGCCCGCAGTAGGGACAGGAGTAGAAATGGTCTTCCTCTCGTGCCGTTTTCCTGCCGTGTCGTTTGCCGGGGATAGGCGGCCCAAGATCGGATAATTTGGTCATCCTTTGAGCGCCTTAGCTTCTCGTTCCAGCGTGTCGCGGTCATTGCCGTACTTGGCGATCAACTCCCGTACCTGCGGGATAGACAGGCCAAATTTGCTCGCGAAATAGCCGACCTCGTATTCCTCATCGCCGCTAACGCGGCTGCGATCTTGATAGCCAAGCTTGTTCTTGTCGTCAGTCATCGTGGTTCTCCCAGCATGCGATCGACCGCAACGTGCGTCGCGCCGAATTGTTTCGCTGGGCATTTCCAATCCGGAACTATTTTAGTTAAAGCTAATTTGAATCGCTGCGAGTCTTGGGTATGCGTCTGAAATTCATCAAGCCGATGGAGAGCCTGAACTGGTCGATACCCCGCCGCAAAGCGCGGACTGGATCCACGAGATCAAGTTCGACGGGTACCGGACCCAGGTCATCAAGGATGATGATGGGATTCGGCTGATCACGAAGAACGGCTACGACTGGACAGGTCGGGATGCCCGGCGGCCCGGCGCGAAGGTGGGGCGTCCACGGCCGGGCCTGACCGGCGGGGGCAGAGACTCGATACACGGCACCGGATCGCGCTTTATATCAGCGCTCACTGAAGCTTCCGCCGTGCAAATGAATGACTGCGCTCAGTTCTTTGCCACCTGTCGCCTAAGCCGGTGGCGGGTCTCCTTTTTCAGCGTTTGCTAATTGAAGTCGCGGCGGCCCGCGCCTAGTGCATGGGCGCGACCCAATATGAACGTACGGATGGTTCGGCACGATCCGGCTACAGAATCCCTACTCCAAACCTTCAACGCCGATCAGCTTCGCCGATTGCGGGGATCTTGGCATGGACGAAATTCAGTCTGATTTCGAGCGCCAAAGTGCGAACAGCGGAGTGTTCCACTCGAAAAGGGGCGCATCCAGAAGCTCAATTAAAAGCTAGCCCTTGTTTTAAGGTAGCGAGGCTGTAGGCGCTAGCCCCTATCTGTCGAGCGTTCCCCTAAGTCTGAATTCAAAATGGCGAGGGCGAGAGCGGGTTGGCAGCGTCACAACAAGGTCGGTGACCCGTATCCATTTGCTGCAAGTGCCTCGCAGAGTAACCCTTTGCCCCAGCGCCTTCTCTGCTGCCTCAAAGGGCGTTCGCGCTTGTGCATCGAATGTCGAAACAATGGATTCCCCGTCCATCTCTTCAACACGATAACTCTTCATGGAGCAGCCTTCAGGCGATGACACCAAGCGAATCGTGCTATCAAACTAATGGAATATTAGAGAGCTCTCAATTGCGACCGACGGGTTTTTAGGGCGCTACCAGGCGGCGACTTAAAAGACTTCCGCAACCAGGCATTTCGTTGCTCCGCGCGGGCCATTGCAATCCGCTAGCTTGAAACAGCTGTTCGGGGCGGCATATTTCCGCTGATGCAGGATGAGCACGGCAAGCGCATTTCCATTCTCGATCTCGCCGCTGTGCGCGAGGCCTTCAAGAAATCTGTCCACGAAAACAATGTCTCGCCTGCCGAATGGGGCGAACATGCCCAATGGTTCGTTCAACAGCTTGCGGTTCACAAACTTTCGGAGGTGGCGGTTAGCCAGGTCACAGAAGCGCCGGATGACAAGCCAGCAATATGGCCGCAAAATCCCACTTGATCTGACGATTTCGGTAGCCCTATAAAAAGCGACGTTACCCTTGCTCTCTCGGGAGGCTTGCGATGGATAACGTGGTCCCGTTCCGCAAAGTGTCGGCCCGTGTCGAAGTGGCGGAAGTCTCTGGCGAATGGCTCGTCCGCGTCACCGAAAACGACCAAGAACTTACCCGATCATTTGACGTGGAAGAATATGCGCTGTCCTTTGCGGAAGGTCAGCGCATCCGGCTAGGGCTGGATGAGTCATGCGGCTTTAGGCGCTCTACCTCTGTGTGGAAACCGATCCGCCTGGTGTGATGGCGTGACGCCGGCGCCATGCTGTTGCCGGATTTTCAGGTAGCCCGCAAAGATCGACAGCTTCTTTTCATAACCTATGCGCACCATAGCTTTGCAGCTGTCGCATCTGAAGCTTCCGATTGTGCGGAGCCAGGAACCAAATCTCACTAGAGGATGTGAACAGGCCGGACAGTTGAATTCCATCAGCACGTCACTCAGCTCATCGGTTAAAGCCATTTGTAGTCCTCCCAACCCGGTGCCCCACCGGCCCGACTCAAGCAAGAAGGTCAGAATATGTTCCAGGCTGGGACTTCCGGCTGATCGGCAGCAGACTTAGGTCCGAGCCTCCGGCCATTCAGACAGCAACCGCGCAGTCTTTCAGGCTTTTCGGTCCTTAAGGTCATTCAAATGAACGTTGGTGCGGGTTGTGTCGTGGCTAAGTGTTCCGCGATGATCATCGAGTTGTTTGGCCCGCCTGGAGTAGGCAAGACCACGCTTCGTCCGCGCCTCTGCCGGGCGATGGCCAAGCGCGGCATCAATGTGAAGACCGTGAACGGGTACCGCCAGATTGAAAGCGGGGCTTCGAAAGACGACGGCCCAGAAGTACGCCATGGCATTGGACGTATCGGGAAAAAGTTGGCCGCATCCGGTCATATCTTGCTGTCGAACTTGCCAAAGGACAGTTTGGCGGCCCAGCTTCTGGCAGCCTTCCCTGTGCGAAGTCTCTCGTGGTCATGGCGCATGAAGGTCGATATCGCACTTCTTTGCGAGTCCTGGCGTCAGGCGGCGGAATCGGACGGTCACTTCATTTTCGAAGAGGGCTTGATCCAGGCCTTGTGCGCGCTGGCTGTGTTGGCGCGAGGGCGAAGCACCGACGTTGTTCGTGGCTGCCTTTCGTTCCTGCCGCGACCGGACCTCCTTATCCAACTTGATGCTCCGCAGGAAACCTTGCGCCGCCGCCTTACTGATCGGCATGCGCGGCAACCTCTGCTGGAGGTTCTGCTCGAACTCGGCGTGGACAAGGGCTTGAGACAGGCCAGTATATCGAGGGAGATCGGAAGGTGCTTGCGCCAGGCCGGTTGGCCTCTGATAAAGATCAACGGCGCAGAACCGCAAGATTTCGACGAGATCATCAGGCGTGTCTTGGAACAGCATGACGCAGTGGCGCTCCGGGCCTAACGGGGCTTCGATCACCGGGAAGGCGGCACGCCCGACTAGTTTAGCCTCGGCGCTCGGTCTGTGACGAGCGCTCCTGTCCGTGCGCCGTTGGCGCCCAACGTACGTCACCCCAATGCGTTCGCTGGGCATTTCCAATTCCGGAACTATTTTAGTTAAAGCTAATTGAATCGCGTGTTCTGCGAGTCCTGCGTATGCGTCTGAAATTCATCAAGCCGATGGAGCCTGAACTGGTCGATACTCCGCCGCAAAGCGCGGAATGGATCCACGAGATCAAGTTCGACGGGTACCGGACTCAGTTGATCAAGGATGATGATGGCATTCGGCTGATCACCAAGAATGGCTACGACTGGACAGGTCGCTATATCCAGCTTGCTGGCGAGGCAGAGGCGATCGAAGCGAAAGATTTCATCATCGACGGCGAGACGATCACCATCAATGAGGCCGGCCTGTCCGATTTCCATGCACTGCAATCGGCCGTCACCAGCCGAACGCCATCGCGCGACCTGTACCTGGTCGCCTTCGACCTCCTGCACCTCAACGGGCACGATTTGCGCGACATGCCGGTGGAAGACCGCCGTGACATCCTCCAGGCGCTGATCCCGACCGGTGGCCGCATCCAGTTCAGCGAAGCAATGCCGGGAACGGGCGATGCCGTCTATCATCTTGTCGACCAAGCAGGCTTGGAAGGCATGGTGTCAAAGCGCAAGGGCAGCAGCTATCGCAGTGGTCCGACGATGAACTGGCGCAAGATCAAGTGCTATACCGAAAAGGAAATGGACATTATCGGCGTGCAACGGGAGGCCGGTAAGCCTGCGATGGTGCTGATGGCCGACAACGGCCGATATGCCGGCGGCGCGTTCGTGGCATTCAAAGCAGACAAGCGGCAACGGCTTTGGGATCGGGTGCAAGGCAAGATTGGCGGCCCGACACCGATAGGTCTGAAAAAGGCCAAGGCTGAGTGGCTGAAGCCGGGATTGGTCGGACGCGTTCGGTTCCTCAAGGGCGAGGAAAAGCTACGCCACGCCACATTGAGGGATTTCTGGGAGGGCTAGCCGCCGATCTGATAGAGTTCCCCGGCGAGCGTGGGCGGACGCTCCCACGTATTGCCCGGGCTGGCGAAAAGCTTAATTAGTCTCTTTCGACCGCGAACTTGAAAACTTCGCGCCGCGCCTCATCCGCCACCCGGAACCAATGAGCCTGCACAGTTCTGACGACGAACGGTCCGGTCGTAACTTTGCTCACAGCCTCCAAAGCTGTGGCGCCGTGGACAATATGCAGGGCTACAACTTCGTCACCCTGCATTTCATCGATATGGTACTTTGTCGTCATGGGCTCCTCGCCGGTACCGAGCCCCTAAACGCCATTGATCAGCGCAGGTTCCTCGGGCGCGTCTGGCCTCTAGGAAGCGTGGGCGCAGCGTCCGCGATATTGGGCAAAATCCGAAGTGTCCCCAACGCCTCAGTGGTTTGGGCGGCGTGCGCGTGAAGTTCAAAGATTGAACTATTCGCCCTTGGCGGCGCGGCGCTTTGAAAGCGCCCGCCACAAGCCCGCCTCTTCCTGTGTCCCGCCATCAAAAACTTGAAGGACTACCGCAGCCAGGTATTCGCGTTGCTCCCAGTCTTTTTTGGCTAGGCGGCGTTCCTCACACAGTCGGTCAAACACGCGCTGGAGCATGTCCAGATCAGCGGGGCAATAGACACCACTGCAACGCGGTAGCGACATAGCCGACGCCCTAAAGCGAGCCTTATTAGCATTATCTCATATAACCGGTTTTGACGCGATGAGTTTTCGTGTGCCTTTGTGGAACGATTTCACGTTTGGGAATTTTCAACCCAAGGGGTCGATCCTCCTGGGTGCAGCCGCTCTAATGAGAAAGCCCGTCGCTCTCTAGCCGCGACGGGCTTTCTATTGGCACGCTCGCGAGGTTTCCCCTTCGTTGTCATTCAGCTTTAGCACCGACAGACGTCGACGAGGCTTCCGATCGACGTTCCTAAATGCCTGCTGGAGCGCTCGGTATCGACGCGGCGGTCACGAAATTGGCCACCGAAGACCAACGAAAGGAACAATTTTAGCAACCGATAATTTCATAGGTCAGTTAGCCAGGGGAGGCTGTCTTGACCGAACGACGGGTCGACAAAGAGCGCATCGAGCGCGCCGATCGAGAAGCTAAGCTATTAGTCGAGGCGGAGACGAAAGCACGAAATGCGAAGACGGCACGGTTGCGGGAGCTCCGTCTTTCGGCACAGCCGACGGAAAAGTCAGCTCCGGTCACAAGGCGCCGGCCGCCCGCCAAAAAGCCATCTGAGAAAATTGTCTGACATGCGCGGCAGCGGCGGCAAGTGGGCCACGCGGAGCGGCTTATTTCACGCCGGCGCGAGGGCTATATTGTAATCCGCTAGCTTGAAAGTGGCCACCGAAGCGGCGGACGACCACTTGCGCGGCGAGGAGGATTTGCGGCATGCTTCCCTCCAGGACTTTCGGGAGGAAGATGGTGCCAATCCGACGAGTGGCGAGTGACGCCGGTATATTCGACGAAACCGAATTAGCACTCCTCGGCAGGGTTTTCGACAAGCTGAAACTTGAGCAACGGTCACCGGACACCCTCGATGCGATCGCATCGCGGGTCATCGCAAACTATATGGCCGGCATCAAAGACGAGGCTGAACTCCTCTCGCTTTCGCGATGGCCGCTCCGTCGCTAGGATTGCTAAGGCGGCCCGGCCAGCCTTCAGGATGACACAGGGCGACTAGCCGGGCCATGCCGGCCATTTGAAGAAGCCGGGCGAACAGCGATCCTACTCTCCTGTCCTCTTCTTTCAATTGAAAATGAATGTACGATTTTTACCGAGTCGTGATTCCCTAGAACGGCTTGCCCGCACGCATCATGGCCCGAGCAATGGCAAGCTGTGTTTCTGTCCTGGCGTTTTCTTTCTGGGTCATGTTGTCGGCCGCGATCAGCCGCTTCAATGACCGCAGCGTTTCGCCGCGCGACCATCCAGCCTCCAGCATGCAATCAACGATCGCTTGAAAACCGGGCTCCATCGCCTCCTGGCAGTCGATGGAGCGGTCTGGATACTCGTCCGCCTCTCTTGGTCGACTAATCATCTCGCCCCCACCAAATAACTGTCGCCGTGTTCGCGATGCTCGAAACAGAACCAGTGCGATGGTTGTCTCGGCTTTGCAAATCCGAATGGCGCGCGCTTGCCGCACACGTCAAACTCGCAGACATGATTTTCGATCCCTCCAGCTCGCCAAGGCGCCGCCGTCATGCCTTCGTCAAGCTTGATCGGTTCGTCACTCATAGCGGATTGATCGGTCCGACTAGGGCGGGGTGGTCGTTCGGTTGCTTGTTGATGACGGTCGAATTGACGTCGCGCCCGACACGGTTGAATTGCAACTGACTGCCGATATCGTGGCTGAGAATGTCTTTCAGGTATTCCTTCGGCGTCGACGGGTCGAGCCATGCGTCGTAATAGGCCTGGTCGAGAATGACCGGCTGCCTATCGTGCAAATTCCTCATCGGCTCGCCGGCCGGCTCGGTGATGATGGTGCAGCTGGTGACGTCGAGATTTGAGTTGTACGCCCAGAGCCCGGCAAACGAAAAAGGCGCGTGGCCGGGCAGGTAGATGTGCCAGGGATCCTTCTTGCCGTCGGCCGGTGAGATTGTCCATTCGTAGAAGCCATCCGCGGGGATCAGGCAGCGCTTCGACTTGAAGGCGTCCCTGAAGGCCGGCGCGGTGTCGATGCCTTCAATCCTGGCATTGAACATGGCCGCCTTGGGCATCTCTTTTGCCCAGAACGGGACGAGCCACCAGCGCCCCTCGCGCAATCGATGGCTGCCGTTATCACCGGCGGTGACGAAAGGAACGTCCTCTGTCGGCGCGATGTTGTAGCGCGGCTCATCGTTGCGACCGATTTCCGCCGGCGCCGTCAGGCGGTAGAGCCGGTGGATTTCCGACCATGTCAGATATCGGGTGTAGCGGCCGCACATGGCGTTTCCTCAATCGACAAGCGTCCGTCTCGCTTGGGAGCTATCTTGCCAGCAGTGAACGAAATGAGAACAAAAGAGTCAAGCTGGCCTTTACAACGCCCGGCGTCCGCTGGAGTATCGTCTCGGGTGGGGCGACCCTTAAGAGGTGTCGCAATGGCTAGATCAAAACCTTCGAAGCAGCTATCGCAGGCCGAAATCGAGTGCTTCTTGCTGGCAGCGGAAGCCCTGCACAAGAGCATCGTCAATCCGTTCATCTCGCCGCACTGCGAGCACTACCGGGCAACGCGCGTCCTACATGAGACGCTGTTGAAGGCCGTGCGGGAAGTCACCGGGAAGGAAGTCGAGTTCATCCGCTGGTTCGGAGGCGGTTCGGCCTAG